CCGCAAGCCGTGTTCAAAAAACTGGGTATTGTCGTCGCTGTCAGCAAATGGTCGTTAAATACCAAAAATGCCCGCTAAATTTACCTGCTCCGCCATTTAGCCCAAGTTGCCCCATGAGAGTGGAGGAATAATCATGTCTTGGTTTAGTATTCTTAAAGTTGAGGATATTGACTTTGATAAAGATATTCGGGGTTTTGGGCATTATGGCATTTCGGGCGCGCCAATAGACTCTAAGGAAATATTTAATTCTATTTTGGCAGGAAAGGCTCCTGCTTTGAAAGATTTGATGGAAGAGGAAATAAGAATCAATCATGTAAAAATATATGATTATCTTAAGGAAAAACTAGAAAGAGAACCAACTGAGAGAGAAATCCAAGAATTTGTTGTTAGAGCAATTATGCACGAAGCGACACATGCGGCCATGGGATTAGACCAATTACCAATGGATGACGCAGCAAAGGAATATGGTGCTTTTACTGGGCAATTCCCTGATAATATTTTTTATAGAATAAGGTCATATTTAGAACACCCCGCCGTAAGAACGAGAGTTATTCCTCCCATGTTAGCAAATATACTCAATATTAAAGGCACAGCAGAAAAAGAATCTATTGATGATTTAACCAAGTTTGTGGCATGGGCGGAAGTCTTGACAGATTCGTTAAATGTTAATGCCGTTATTAAGGATAAAATTAAGAATAAATTAGCAAAACTTGAAGTGACAGCCAGAACACAGAAACCAAGAGAAACCTTTAGTGCAGTAATAGAGCCTGATAACATCAATACTTGGCTTAAGAGATATGGTAAAGAGCACAAAAATTTCTTTGAGAAACTAAAGGCGGCTGATAAATTTCCTAACAGCAGTATTACTTTCAATGATAGTGAACTTAAAATGACTGGTGCAGTTAGCACGACATCAGCCCCCGCTATGTTTAATAAGGTGGTAAGGGGTAGAAAGAAGCGGAGGAAGAAGGATGAGTAAGAAGAAAAAGAACTTTCAGCCCCATAAAGGAAATAAAGTTAATCAAACTGAGTTTAAGTTTGTGAACGAATTTAACACTTGGAGGCAGACCTGTCAAGGTATTTCAGGCGCAGCCATGCAGGTTAAGAATGTTCCTAATTTGTATATGTTTCTTAAAACCCACATGATGAACAACATTCGTGCCGGAAGTAGAAACAAGGGCCGTGATGGTGAAGGCGCTATTGAGTTTATTGAATTTATTGAAGCAATTGTTGATAATGATTTGTTTGATGGTGAGCATGAGGAAATTATTAAAGAACAAGCAAAAACATTAGAAAGTTATTACCGTGAAGGTGACGATGCTGGTGGAAAAGGGCCAGCGCGTGACCCCGCATTTATTCTTTTTACTGAGGTTGATAAAACCAAAACAGGTCAAAAGAAAAGACCCCGTAAAGTTCAAGGACATTATGCGACAGAATGGTATGCTAAAAGAAATAAAGGCGTAACAAAAGTTCCCGATGAATGGTTAGCCCATGTTATTAACATTGATGGTTTTGAGGGAGGAAATCCTCCCCATCAAGCATTATTCTCAAAAGTTAAAACAAAGTTTGCGAATCCTAGAGGTCTTTTGTGGATTATGAAGCAAGCAGTAGAAGACCTTGATGATATGGAAATTGAAGTTGAGGTTGAGAGAATCCCTCCACAATTTGATGGTGAAGTTGATGGTATTCGGTCTGTTGAAGAATTTTTTAATAAAATTGTTCGTAGTAATACCTACTGGAATGCTGGAGGAAGGCTACTCACAAATAAGGTTCGTTCTGAATTAAAAGCCACAAACTTTCAAATTAAGCCTAATGCTAAAGAACAATCACTAGCAAGAAGGGTAAGCAACTTGGGCGAAGAAGGAAAAAAGGATTCTTTAACTGGAACAGTTACTGGAATTACACTTACTGCTTTACCTATCATAAATTTAGTTGATAGAGCCCTAAAGCGAAAAAATACCAACAAAGCACCGAATGGTTTCCGAGCATGGCAAAATGATAGAAAGACTGGTTTTGATTATAGAAAAACAGCAAGAGAAAAATATCCAAAAACATATCAAGATGATGATTTTAAATTGAATCCTAATCAAAAGGTTATTTCTAAAATGTGGCAACAACTTTTATGGAGAGAGTAAAATGTGGAAAGATGAAATAAAGAAATTTAGTAAAAAAAATTATCACCCTATTTATTCTAAAAGTAAATTTTGGGGTTCAATGGGCGACACCCCTAATGAATTTAACAATTATGTTGAGCATATTATGGGTATGAATGATGAACAAAGAAGCGATGTAGAAGTTCAAAAAGACATTAAATACATTAAAGAACATTGTAAAAAGAAAATTGCTCAATATCAAAAATATTTAGACCAATTAAAGGATGATTGATATGACAGTTAATCGTAAGCGTTGTGGTCTTTGTCAAGCACCGAACAGGGAAGAACTTGAATCTGCCCTTGAAACAGGACAGGCGACTTGCGATGAATTAGACACTATTCATAACTGGAGAAGTGGAACTGCGGCACAACATCAAAGAAACCACATGGGCGAATACAAAATGTCGTCAAATCCTCAATGTGTTCTATGCACAGACCCAATGAGGAAACACTACGAACAAGCACTAAAAGAAGGTAATATCTCAAGTGAGGCTGTTTCTTCTGCGCTAGGCACCACAAAAACACAGGTGCAACGCCACATGAAGCACCACTTGGCACCAATCGTCCAAGAATCTGCGGCCATGATGATAGCAAAAAAGGAAGTAAATGAAGTTGATTTGCTTTCAAACAATGTGCAGAAGTTAGATATGCGTTTAGAGCAAGTGTTCAATGATTTGGGTAATGACCTTGACCCAAGGATGATTGATGCCCTAACTAAGTTAGCAAGAGAGATTAGAGAATCTTTGAAGTATCTTATGGAGTTCAAGGGTAAATTGATTCATAAGAGACAAGATACTATCGTTATCGCACAGATGCAAATTGTTCAAGAAGTATTAGCACAGAACAATCCTGAGATTTGGCTGGACATAAAAAGTAAAATGCAGGAGAGATTACAATGACTTGGAAAAATATATTGAAACAAGAACTTACTTTACTTATTGAACCAATAAAAAATAAAATCAACTCTCTTATTGAAGAATATCGTAACACTCCCAATAAGCCCCGTTTAAACCCTTATGGGGAACTAGAAGTTAATAAAAGGACAAAACGAGGCAATATGCTAATTGACATTAAACTTACATTTTATCCAGAAGAAGAAAAAGAAGATGAACATATTAAGGCATATGTTAGATTCACTAAATTACCAGCAGAGTCCAATAGAAGGTGGGGGCTTAAGCCAACATTTACTGTTAGTAGGAGAAATGGAAATTGGGATTCCGGTTGGATGTATCGGAATAAATACGATTGGGTGGATGAAATAACTGAAGAACTTCAAAGAAAAATTGTGGAAACCATCAATCAGATAAAATTGCCATAAATGCAGGAGAGATTACAATGAGTTGGGAAGATATATTAAAAAATAAATTAGTTCTAAATTACGACGATGGTTCTTCCCAAAAAGGTGTTTCGGGTAGTTTAACAATTGCTGATACGGGAGAAATGGTCGCCTTAGTATTGGATGGAAAAATTAAGAAATTGGTTGGTAAAACAATAACAATTGATGCAACAGACCAAAGTTTAGATTGATGCAGGAGAAATTACAATGAGTTGGGAAATTATCTTAAAAAACGAAAGAGCCAAAAGAAACACACTTGTTGCTAAGTTAGAAAAGTCCTTTGAAAAAATGGCATATAAACTTGCACCCCAAGACCGCAAAGGATTTATGAATTTGATTAAGGATATGGAAAACAACATTTCTTCTGATAAGTTTATTGAACTCTATAAAAAACTTTTAGATACGAGAGCGAAATTTAATTCCGACATTGATAGAGTTAAGCAATTTGGGTATATCGTCGATTTTGGTGGTGGACATTTCCATCTTGATACCTCTTATTATAGTAGGATGGGTATGTGAAACAGGGGAGATTACAATGAGTTGGTTTGAGCAACTGAAAATGATTCCAGTCAATAAACCGATGCTGGGATTAGTTATTGCTAGTTCAAAACAAATGGAAAAAGCCATTCAGGACATTCAAAATCTCAAAACTCCCCCACAAAAACTCAAAGAATTGTTAAGAAGTGTAGAAACAGGTCAATTAAATATAGAAGAACTTCATAGACTTTACTCAAAACCACCAATGGGCGACCAAACTCTTGACCAAATGAAAGAAAATGTTCAAAAACTGAAAGAAGCCGCTAGTTTTATGACAATTGATGATGTAAGAAAACTTCTTCGTGAGGCTATGGAAGCCAAAAGAAACGATGATGAGCAAAAAGTCAATGAAATTTTAGAAAATATTGAGCAAAATGCTGATTTATCAACAAGAACACTTAAAAGAAACCGAGATATTAGAGATGCCCTAGACATTTTGCGTGAAAAATCAGGACAATCTGTAATTATGTTTGAAAATCCCCCACAAAATGAAAAACTTTTGGCCGATTTTGCCGAAGCAATTGAAGGGGAACTGAAAGAAGGCTCTATTTTAACAGATTTAAAGAATAATGGCGAACTTGTCGCTCTAATGGTTCCAAAGAGAAATAAAAAGACAAAAGAAATCATTGACGATGACGCTACCATTAAGCAAAAAGACAAAGTTAAGAAAACTTACAATAAAATTATGAGAAATCCTGATGGAAGTAAGACAAATACTAAAATGTTGTTCGTTTCGGGTAGCGAAACTGTTGAAGTTGATGATATGGTTCGCAGAAAAAAGATTTTTGTTGCTTCACAAGAAAGAAAAGCCATAGTTGAACCCTTTACTGGCGCGTCTGTTATAAAATATATTAGAGCAGTTAATAAAATTCCTGGAAGTATTGAAGCATTTAAGCCAAAAAACTTTGAGAACGGTGCTTCCTTCGCAAATGTCATATTTTTAGCAAAATCTAGCACAAAATCAATGAATGTGAACCCATTTGTTCAAATTATTTTGACAAATGAGTTTCCCAATGAATGGGAAAAACCTTTCTTTGATGCCTTAAGAATCCAACAGAACCTTACAGAAGAACAAGCCACAGAACAAATCATTGATGGGATTTATCAAGCATTAGTTGATGGAGAAACAACTACAAAAGACGGGATTAGAGTCCGTCCATTTAGAATTGATGATGTTAATACAAAATCAAGAAAAAAGATTACTGCTGAAATTAGAAACACCATTAAAGAAAGCGATAGATTAGAAACTTCTATCAGCGAAGCCGCATTAGAGAAACAAAGAGAGTCTTTACAATTCCTTGAAGGTAATTTTACAATTAAAGAGGCCACTGCTTATGAAAAATATTTAAAATCGGCAGGTTTAACAAGAGTTCCAGCAGGTGAAGGCAATCCCGAACCTGAAGAAGATGAATATTCTGTGGAGTATTTTAAAGATGGGCGAAAAGCAAAGTTTATCGCACCTGACCTTGATGAAAAGGGAAATAAACAATATGATGAGTCGGGGCAAATGCTAACGGTTGAAGGAGATGGAAAACAGTTTGCTAATTATGCAGTATTTAATGTTGAAGGAGACATTATTTCTCCCGAAGAAGCATACAAGGCAGACATTAAGGGCAGAACTGCTGAAACTTCAGATAATCAAAGACAAGCAACAGAAACAACGGTTGCTGGATTAAAGGAAAAATTGATTACTGCTAGAAAACAAAGAGCAGGAGCAACAAAAGAAGAATCTAAGCGGCGAGCCGATGAAAAGATTAAGAATCTTGAGCAACGGCTTCAACAAGCAGAAAAAAGAGCACAAGGTAAAGAACAAATTGATATGACTCAACAACTTGACGCTCTTCGTGAAGAATTATTAAATATGGACAATTTTGAACAATATTTATTATCTACTGGTAAAAAATTGTCTTCTCAGGGAGGACTTTTAGGGCTTGCGGATGAAATGGCAAACAAAGCCACCGCTTTAGAATCAATTACTCCCGAAAGAAGCCTTAGTTTCTTTGCTCAAGTAGATGAACTGGCTGGAAATGAAGAAGTCAGGGAAGCGTTTAAGACCATAGACGATAACCCCGATTCGCAAGAGGCCAAGGATGCCGCAAGAGAATTAAATAAGAAAATGCCAAGCATTATATCTAATATCAAAGAAAGCATCATTGTTGCGTTTAAAGCCCGTCTGGAAGAGTTTGTAAATAAGCCACAAAATTTCCCAGACAATAAAGTAATCGTAGCAAACACTCAATTTCAAAGGCTTGGAATCATTAAAGACACAGGAGATGAGGAAGAATGACAGAGGAAACGATACTTTTAACTCCAGAAGAAAAGGAAATGCTTAATTTATCTCCCGAAAGAGTTGAAGGTTTGGCTCTTTCCGATAAGTCAGAACAAAGAACAGAAATCGCAAGTATTGTTACTAGATTTACTAATGCCTTAAAGGATAAGGCTCGTTTAATTGAAGAAGAGGGTGCAAGAAAACTTGCTTTTAGTAAAATTGCTGGAAAAGCCAAAGGAGCAAGAAAGCACATTAGAGAACAAATGAAAGGAAAAAAGGCAAAGAAAACCGAACTTGCTTCAAGTAGCATGGAAGAGGTAGTTAAGCCATTTTTGCGTTTAAATATGTATAATCAAGGTGCAAGGATTACTTCTGTTCAATTGACTAGTAATAAAATCAAAGGAAGAATTGATATTAGAAATCCTAGAAAAGATGTGCTACAAGAAATAAATGCAATCGTATCAAATAAGGCTGTTAAGTTGCCTGAAAACTTTAGACACAATTTAGAATTAATTCAAGAAGCCCTTGAAGATACTTTAGATGTTGCTGAATATAAAGAGTTTAAAATTAATATGAACGACTTTTTAGGAGCAACTGATGTGTCTAAAAAATCTGTCCGTAAAAAAGTATATAATTATTGGGCAGGAATTGGGAAACTTTATGAACAGTTTGAAGAAGATATGGCTAATTTCTTTATTGAAGTTGAAAATATTGACTTCCCTGAAGAAATTCAAAATAAATTTAATAAACTATATAAACAAATTCTTGATGGCCGTATAAATTTAGAATATATTGCTGAGTTTGAAGACATCACTCGCCCATTTGAATCCGGCTATCATAGGTTCTTTAACATTGTTGTTCACAAGTTGGCTATTGACCGAATGATGGATAAAGACACCTCTCAAACTGGATATGCTGATGAATCGGGTATGGAAGGAGATGTAAATGCTCAAATGCTTAGATATCTTGAATCTTCCTTAGCGTCTGGAAGTAGCACCCAAGGCGGAGCAATTGACCTTGATGTTTCTGAATGGGAAGAAGAATTACAACAGAAAACAACTTGGGAAGAAGAATACGATGCACTTATTTCTCAGGCAGACCCACTATTAATTTACGAATATGTTAGAGGAGAAAAATTAATAGCCATTAACTCAAGAATGGAATCGGAAATTAAAGAGATGCTTGAAGATATGATTGAGTATTTGGACGAGGGAGAGGGGGTTTCTTTAGAAACTCAAGTGGACATTGAAGAATGGTTAGAACAAACGGTTGATACTCACATTCTTAGTGAAGGAGATGCTCCTGTTCAGGCTTTACCTGTTTCTGTTTTAGATAACACTAAATTTGCTAAAATGTATGGTAATAAAGATAAGTTCCGTTCTGTTGGCGAAGGAGAAATGATAGGCTCGGAAAATATTCCTGCGATTAGAGAATTTTTTAATGACTTATATGATATTTTATCAGATGAAGACTTTATTGCTGAAGTTGATGCAAGAAGTTCTAAAGGAAGAGGAAGGGGAAGCCAATTTGATTATTATGAAGGTAAAGGTTCAACTGTCGGTCAAATTAGTGGTGGGGCTGTTCCGTTGTCTTTAAATCAAAAGGGAACTATGAGAGGAGAACTACAAGGATTTAAAGAAGAACTTCAGAAAATGATGGATTCTGCTATTAAATATTATTTTGACCCTATTTATAGTGGTATGCTACCCATTGAAATGCCCTCTTTTGCATCAGGCATCGGTTCAAAGGTAATACAAACATTAAGTCTTGATTTAGGGTTAGATACTGTTATGTCTGGTGCTTATGACACTTTATTTGCTGGCTCAAGAGAAGAAATTGATGTCGGTGATATGAACGCAGTTGCTGATTTCTTAGATAGTATTTTTATGCCTGAAGTTAAGATTGGAACTGAAATTATTAGTGATGCAGAAGAGTTTGCTGATGCATTAACTAATATTTTCGGAAGCAAAACAGAAGAAAAGAATGACAACTATGCGGCAGCACTACTTTATCATTATATGCAAGAAACTGGCGATATGAAGAGAGCGAACAATAAATTTGCGGGCAAAACCATTGTTGAAAGAAGTGAAGACTTCTTTAAAGATTTTTATGCTAGAAAACCCTTCGCTGTATTTGCCTTGCCTCATTGGTTAGATATGAACCAAGGTATTTTAACAAAAGGAAGTCCTGCTAAAAAGGCAGCATATAATAGATTAAAGGCTATCTTTGAATCTGCTCAAGTGGACTTGCCTGTTCTTCTTCACAAGTTATTGAAGGCCCATGATGCCATTAGAGAAGAATTAGGGAAGAAAGTAATTTATAACCAAATTCCTATGAACGATTATGGAGTTAATAAGATGATTACTCAGATGCAGGTTGAAGATAATATTGACTTGACTTCGTTTGAAGTTGAACAAATCGTTAAGGCTATTGATTCTCATGAGAATATCTCAAGAGAATATGGTATCAGTAGTGAACAAGTTTATCTAATCAAAGCATCTTTTAGGTGATGTTTGATGGTTAAGGTTCTTCCTGCGATTTTTTCATATGAAGATATGAAAAGAAGGTTTGCTCAGGATAATCCTGACGACCCATATACTCGCAGAAAGGATTTAGAAACTGGTCTTTATGCTTTAGACAATTGGCTTATTCGTGTAAATGATGAAGATAAGGCAATATCAACAGTTGGTTTTAAAGAACATCCTTCTCATACTGTTGTTGGTGGAATGTATGCTTCTGCCGAAGGAAGGCAGATTGGTGGAAATAATCGTGCATTACAAGATGCGAGAGAGCCACAGTTAAACCAATCTAAGCCCTTAGTTGCTGCTTTTGGACACAGGGATGGAGATAATGCTCGTTGGATTGCTACTGCAAAACAGAATGGATGGGCTTTTCCAGATAGTGAAAATTGGGAACAAATGAAGCAATTGCTCCCTGAATCAGTAGTAAATGAATGGAATAGTGCATACCCTAATGGTAATTGGGCTATTCGTAATATTCGTGGAAAGGGTGAGTTTGCGAAGTGTGTTTATCTTGACGACCCTGCGCCCTCATGGTTTAATCTTTTTAAACAAGAAACCCTTGAAAAGTCTTGGAAAAATATTTTAAAGATTTTACCAGATAGCACATTCAATACAATGTTAGATGACACTGACAATGAAACTGAAATACTCAGCACCGCTAGAAAAGACAATGACAATCCTCACAAATATAGCAAAGAACATAATATTGCTTATAGACCACATTATCTTGTAAGAGCAAAAAGTAAAAGAATTGCAGACCATCCTGCTGCAAAAAGAACAGACCTTTTACCTGAGTTGGCTGATAAAATAAGAGAATCAAGTCCTAGAACTGCGGGTTGGGCTTATTTGACAGACAATCCCGAAGATTTTGCTTATATTACATTTGCTCCTTTTCCACAAAATTATAATGAAGGAACTGATATGTTGAGTAGTTCTTCACCAATTGTAGGCAAAGATAAAAATAAATTTGATAGAAAGTCTATGTGGAGAAATCCCTTAAAAAAGGTTTTAATATTTTTAGACAGCGTAAGACCAACTACTCAGAGTTATCCATTGTCTTCTTTCAATACATTTTATGATATTTGGGGAACTGGGATTAAAAGGGGACATGAAGGCGGAGATTATGCGGGCCATTCTGAACATATAAAGGATGATAAGGCAAGGCAAAAAAGAATAGAAGAGGCCGAAGCACGATTTTCTGAGGCTTCTGCGAGAAGAACAGACTACCAAGAAGCACAAGTTGAGTATCAAAACTGGATAAATAGCATTAGAATTGCTGATATAAAGACAGAACGAGGAGATAGAGAATCCTTTAGATTAACCAGAAAAGAACATTTAAAGAACTTAGAACAAATGCAAACTCTTGGAATAGATAAATTCGCAAAGAATATGATTAATGCAAGAACAGCAAATAAGGGATTCAAAGAAAAGAAAAAGATAAGAATGGCTGCTAGAATTGAAGCAGTTGTGGTTGAATACAAAAAATTCTTAATGAACTTGAAGGAAGCCGATGATAGGGAACAGGCACGACTGAGAGACTTAAAAGAAAGTGAACAAAATAAGAAAGAAGAGGAATGACAATGGAGTTAGAAGCCTTCAATTTTGAACATGAGATGGATATGCAATTGTCCCGCAATTCATTTCCCTATTTCTTTCAAAATGTGTTAGGTTTTGATTTTCCTTCCTACATCCAAGAATGGCACGAATTAATGAACTCTACCCAAAGAACAGTTATCATCTGTTCACGCGACCACGGTAAATCTGTATTTATGCACAGTTGGGTCGTATGGAAATTAATTTTTGAAGAGCCACCATATCAAATGCTTTACATTTCTTCTAACCAAAAGCAGACCCTCGTTCACATGAGAGACATTGATAAAATGTTCACCCACCCGATGCTTAAGAAATTTAAACCCGCAAGAGGTTGGGCTATTGGAAACATTACATTAACCAATGGAAACCAAATCCTTGAAAGGTCGGTTGGTTCACAGATTCGTGGACTTCACCCTCAAGAAATTGTTATTGACGACCCTTTGAAAGAGTTTAGTATGACAGGTATTCAAAAAGTGACTGATTGGTTTTATGGTGATATGATTCCAACACTTCACCACACCGCTTCTTTGCGTGTTATTGGAACGCCTTTTAGTTATACAGATATTTATCAACAATTAGCAGAAAATCCTGCTTATACGGTAAATACTTATCCCTGTCTAAATGCACTAAACGAACCGTTGTGGCCTGACCGATGGAACTACGAAGCATTGATGGCTCGTAAGGCAGAAGTTGGTTCATTAATGTTCACACGGGAATATATGTGCGTTCCGATTTCAACTGGAACATCTCTATTTAATCCCGAACATTTAGATAATGCAAAGAATAAAGATTTGGTTTTGAAGCCATTGAAGCGTGAAGGATATAAATACTTCATAGGTGTAGACCCTGCTATTTCTACTGATGGAGATTACAATGTCATTACTGTTCTTGAAATGGACGAGAACGAAAATAAATCTATTGTGTATATTGACCGAGCAAAAAATGTTCAGTTCCGAGAAAACATCCAAAAGGTAAAATTACTAAATCAAGTGTTTAGGCCCGAAGTTATTCTTTTTGAAACAAACACATTCGCTAAATCATTTACTCAAGAACTTCGTCAAGTTGCTGATGTGAATGTCCATGACTTTGACACAACCCGAAGAAAGAAACAGGAGATTATTCTCAATTTACAAATGTCTCTTGAAAATGGCAAGATTAACTTCCCATACGGCAATGAAGAAAGTAGAAAGGTTTCTTCTTTATTGATTGAGGAATTGTCAATGTTTGCGATTACTGAACGAGGGAAGTTTGAAGGAATTGGGGCGCACGACGACATGGTGATGAGCCTCGCCTTAGCAAATGCGGCCACATACCAAGCCTCGGATAACTTCATACTCCTTGACGATTTAGGGCTGTTTGGAGATGAGCCACAACGACCACAACAGGGCTTTTCGTCCACCATAGGCTTGAACTTTTGAGGTATTTATATGACAGAACAAGCAGATAAATACCGTCAAGCGGCTGAACAAATGAACCGTTTAGCCGATTTAGATGAAGAAGAGGAAGAGGTGAAAGATACCATAGAGGAACAATTAGACACTGAATTAAAGAGTATCTTCAGTGATTCTTATATAATGTCTGAACATGAGGAAATAACTAAATTGTCTTCAAGTCTTAACATCAATGCTAGTGATGCAAGAAAAAAATTAGCCTCTTTTCCAAATGAATACATTGTTCAAGACCATACTATTCCAGACTTAGTTAGAAAGATGAGAAAGTCTCGTCGTGCATTAAAGGGAGAACACCGAACACGAATGTCTAAAGCAATTGATACAATGATTGATGCTTATACAGACCATTTGAATAAGTGTATTAGTTCTATTACTTGGTTAAACGATTATGAAACTCCATTAAGAAAGATGAGATATAATGAAAAAGATTTATCTAAACTTCATAAGATGAAGAGTTCTGATTTAAGAAGAGAGACAATTGATGCTCTTTGTAAATACTGGGAAGCAGAATTAGAGCAAACTGGAATGCCATATAATCAAAAGTATAGTGAACTTCATAAAACCATGTCTTCTGCTAAAAGGGATTTTAGAAATACTATTTCTAAAATTACTGACCAGTCTCTTACAAAATCAAAAAGAGAAAGAAAGCAAGATTTCATACTTAAAACTGTTTGTGAAAATCCAGGAATTAATGCTTCTGCTATACACGAAAGAATGCCTACTGATTTACATAAATCATCAAGCCCTAATTCCATTTCAAAGGCTATTAAGAAACTAGATATTACTTCAATAAAAGGTTCTTATTACAAAGTGCCTTCTATGATTAAGAAAAATATTTGGGCTTATACTGCCGCATTTATTGATTCGGATGGTTATATTACTCTTGACCGTAATATGAATCCAAGAGTGGGATTAGTCGCAACAGGGGAAAGAGGTAAGGCTTTTATGCAAGAAATGCACAAGTCTCTTGGTTTTGGTCGTATGCACCTAGACCAAAAATCTCCACAGGCAACTCGTTTAATTAATAGATTAAACTTTTATTCTCAAGATGATGTTTCTAAATTATTAGTTAAATGCTTACCTCATTTTAGATTAAAGAAAGGTAATGCTAAGTTGTTGTTAGAACTTATTCGTATGAAGAAATCTTACAAAAAGGCTGAATGGTATAAAGGTCGCTGTGATGAAATTTTTAAACTTATGAAGTGGGAGAATCATAAAGACCATGTAGGATTTGATTGGTCTAAGGAAAACATCAATCTTGAAGACATTCAAAAATACACTGATAATTGTAAAATGTCGGTGATGGATTCATTAGAAAACATTGGGACGATTATCAAATCTGAAAAAGTTGAAATTAGGAATATTCGTCTTGATGATGATGAAGAAACTATGAAAGAAGATTTTACTGTATCTTTAGCAAGCCTACACAGCCAAGGGCTTCCTATTGATATAGAACAAAACTCTTGGTCACAGAATTACGATGTAATTCAGGAATATTTAGAAAAAAAATATAAGAGTTTAATTTTTAATTTTGATTATAATATTGTTAAAAGTTCAACACCTTACTTAAGAGATAAAAAAGGTTTAGGCGATAAAGAAGTGGAACATATTATTTCAACCACTAAAAAACTCTTAGAAAATAAACCAGAAGATTTAGACGATGAAGGAATAAAAATATTCAAAGAGTTAAAACTTGCAGATATAATGCTTCGTTCTCAGCAAAATTATAGTTATGCAATTGGAAGAATGCAAAAATATATTAAACTTTATATTGAAAAGTATGGAAACATAGGTTTATGATTTCTAATTTATATCAAGGAGGAAACAAAGATGCAAGATACGACGACCCTATGGTTTGAAATGCTAAAAAAAGAAAAAGATGCCTGTTATCATAAGGTGCGAAGCCGTTATAAGAAATGGCCTTCTGCATACGCTTCAGGCGCACTTGTTCGTTGCCGTAAAGTCGGTGCAGCAAACTGGGGAAATAAATCCAAAAAGAAGTGATACTGATGTCTTGGAAAAACATCCTCAAAAATGTTAGGATAAATCCTAATGAATTGTGTTGTGAGGTTGTTAGAAGAAAACTCTTAGATTTCTTAGAAGATGAAAGAAAAATGCCTACCTTCGGATTAAATAGAATTAGTGGGTTATCTTGTGAGCAACTAGATAATTATATTGACACTCATATGAAATATGGAGAATTTGACCCTGAACAAAGTAAAGCCTTTATGGAAATCCTTCAAACAAGAGATGACTGTGAAAAAGAAAATCAAAAGTTTTATGACCAAATGTTTAAGGGCGGAGACAATTTCAAAAGAGAAAAAAGCGAAGGACTTCATGGTTGGTTCTCAAGAAGAGGCGGAAAAGAATCAAAGGGTGGTAAAACTCAAGGCGGATGGATTGATTGCGGTTCATGTGGTTCAAAGGGTGGGCCAAAGCCCTGTGGAAGAAAGGACGCTTCTAAAGGAACCAAAAGAAGATGTAGGCCAACTTGTTCTGCTTGTAAAACATATAAAAGAAGGAAGGGTTCACCTTGAATTGGATTAATGTTTTAAAGAAAGACCCGAAGAAAGGAACAGGAAAAAAACCAAAGGGTTCAGCAAGAAGATTATATACAGATGAAAATCCAAAAGATACTGTTTCTGTAAAATTCAAAACTGCAAAAGATGTAAGAGAAACATTTTCAAGTTCATCATTTAAATCAAAGCCACATAAGAGACAATCACAAATTATTAATTTAGTTGAACAAAGAGCAAGGGTAGCAGCAAAAAGAGCAAAAGACCCAGAAGCAAAGAAAAGATTAAATGCGGCACATAAAGTAGCCTTAGCAAGAAAAGAATCAAGTAAAAGAAAAACGGAGAGGATGAAAAAATGAAGTGGGAAGAAATACTAAAACAAGATGTAAGCGAATTGGAAAAGATTGCTAAAGAATTAGATAAAGCAATTGCTATGCACACTAGTCAGGCCAAAAGAATTCGTGAATATGTTAAGAAAGTAAAAGGAAGCGAGTAAATGACATGGAAATCCGTTATCAAGCAGAATGGTTTCAAGGCCATGATAAAGGGTGAGGCTACTAGCAGAATGCGTAATTGGAATGCTGTTTCAGATGATGATGGAGAAACTATTTTTCCAACAAGGGAAGACGCACTTCAAAATTTAAGATATGTTATGAGAACTAGGGGAAATCCTCAACCTTGGACTGTTATGGGCGACCAATACATAGGAAGATGTGTTGTATTAGATAGAGGAATATTTGAAGTATTAGGCGCACCAAGTTATCAATACCAAATTGTTGAAGAAGATGAAGAACCTGATGACAATAAAAACTCTTATCAAATTCATGATATGAATAGTGCCGAAGCAACAAGAAGAAAATTAGAAGGAAAGAACCCCGTTCCTGAAACTAGTTCAAGATTTAAAGAAGAAAATAGGTGAGAAAATGAATTGGTTTTCTATCCTTAAGAAAAGAACTTGGCAAGGAAAATTATCAAAGGATAAAACTAAAATTTTACAACGAAGTCCAAAAATAAAATTAGATATTCCAAAAATGAGTTATCCAAAAGAGGAAACAGAAATACCTGCTATATTAAGTGTTATGGAAAAGAAAAAACTTACACCGAAACAAATGAAAGATTCTGATTTGAAACCAGAAATAGAAATGTTTAAAATAGTTGATGCTAATAAAAAGGATTATGATGATTTTATGAAGGATATAAACTACTATGCTATCTCCTTAAAAATGAAATATCAAAGACCAAGACCTCACGAAATTTCAGACAAGATTCAAACAACAAAAACAAAAACAGACGACACTCCTGCATTCCCAAGTGGACATTCAATGCTTGCCCATGGCTTAGAGAAAGTATTAGGAAAGGAATATCCAGATAAGAAGAAAGAACTTAAAGAAATGGCTGACAGAATTTCTTTATCAAGAATGCAAATGGGAAGTCATTATCCAAGCGATATTGAAGCAGGAAAAAAATTAGGCTATATGATAGGTGAAAAGTATGAATGATTGGAAAGAAATTTTAAAAGCGAAACCAGAAGATATTGAGAAATTTTTTGGCAGGAGACAACAACAAGCCCAATTTACTGCTGATGGGATTAAGTTTCAAAATCAAAATGATTTAAATGCGTATAATCAAGCAAAAGGTTCTTTAGGCGTATATTCTTCGGTTCTAACTAATTATCTTAAAAATCAAGGAAATGTCTTTGTTGGCCTTCAAACTATTCAACGGGGGATTTCTCAAGCACAAAGGCAACAACAAAAAGGACAACAACAAGCACAACAGGCAAGACAAGGAATGAAAACAAGCCTAAGTCCAAGAATGCCGACTGATAGCGATTTCCGAAGACCCGCATATTGAGGTGATATAATGGAGGAATGGCAGAATATTCTTAAAAAGAAAAAGAAGCCCTTTAAAGGCTACAATAAAAAGATTCACGCAAGAACGGGTGGATTAAGTGCTAAGGGTCGTGCTAAATTCAAAAGAGAAACGGGTGCTAATTTAAAGCGTCCAGTCACCAAAAAACCAAGTAAATTAAAACCTGGCGGTAAAGCAGCAAAGAGGCGTAAATCTTTTTGTGCTAGGTCAAGAGGATTTAAGCGAGCAGATGGAACTTACAGCGAAAAAGCAAGAGCCGCCAGAAGAAGGTGGAATTGTTAATGCCCCGCAAACACTATGATATTTTTAAACATAAGGTAAGAACAAAACTACCAAAGAAAATTAGATATGCAACCGTTTGTAGAAGATGTAAGACTGAGATTATTTCAAATAGATGTTTAACTTGTAAAATAGATGAGGCGATGTTATGGACGAAACCCTATTAATTATGAAGGCTAAAATGTCTTGGAAACAACTAAAAGAGGGTATTCTAAATGATGAATTACCTAGAGATAGAAAGAAATATGTTAAGTTTTCTAACTTAGCAGACATTAATAAAAGAATGGTTATTTATTACTTAAAACTAGGATTCAAGCGGCCCCAAAATAGAGCCTCTTATTTGAAAGGTATTTTAGAAGAAATGCTGCGTTCAAGTAATGAAAGGTATGATATTGAGGATAGCGGAAGGCCATAACCGAAGCGTTCATAGGCGAGGATAGCGTAGCATTAAAACAGGGGGTGTGATTCATGGTTGAAGAAAAAAGAAGATTTAGCATAACTAATCTCTTTAGGAGACAAACACCTAAACCTGCTGATAGAAAAGTCTACAATATGGGTATTCAGGAAAGAGAAACAAATCACATGATGACTGGCCCAATCATCTATAATATCGTTAATCAATCTGTTATTGCGAGAACCTGTATTACTCAATTAAAGCAGGAAGTATTTAGAAGAGGGTATGTTTGGGAGAAAGCATACGAAGCACGATGTAATAGTTGTGGTAAAGAACACAAAAGACCTGTTCAAGAATGTTCTCGTTGTAAAAGCCCAGACCTTAAGATTCCCGATGTTAAGCAACTAGAATATGCAGAAAAATTTATTGAAGGATATGTCAATAAGTCTGAGCAGTTATTTATTGATGTCTTACAGGAACTTGAAGATGATTTAAACATTATGGACGATGCTTACATTGTTCTTGTCAAAGAATATTTTATTGACGGTAATGGTAAAATTAGAATGCATCGTATTAAAGAAGTTTATCGTGGCGACCCTGTGACAATGTTTATTTATTCAGATGAAAATGGACAAAGAGGAACAAAGGGTTTTACCTGTGTAAATCATCGCCGTGTTATTCATCAAGACCCGCATGAAAAATGTGAAGTTTGTGGTAGCAGTCTATTCCCTGTTCATTATGTTAATAGAGTAAATGGAGAAGACCAGCATTTCTTAAAGGGTGAAGTGTTGCACTTCAGTAAATACAGCCCTTCTCGTCTTTATGGTATGTCTCCTGTTATTACGCTATTTAACAATATTATGACTCTTATTGCTATGGAAAATTATGTCAATCAGTCTTACACAAAGAGCCGAATGCCAAGGGGCTTACTTGCAGTTCAAACAAGAAACATGGACTCTATGCGGTCATTTTGGAGGTCGGTTAAAGAAAAGATGGAAGCCGACCCGCACTTCATTCCAGTCATGGGTATTGAAGCAGAAGGCGGAAAAGGGGCAGTTGAGTGGATTAAGTTCATGGATAGTCTTAAGGAAATGGATTATGTTTCAGTTAAGGATGATTTAAGAGATAGGATTTCTGCTTTTTATGGCGTGAGTAAAGTATTCATGGCTGATAATACTACTAGTGGTGGATTAAACAATGAAGGCATGCAAATCCTCGTAACAAATAGAGCAGTTCAAAAAGCACAGACTGTCTACAATAACTATGTTTTTCCATTCCTTGTGAAGCAATTTGGTATTACTGATTGGGATTTAAAACTACCGCCGAGCGAAGAAGAAGACGAAATTGCTATTCTTCGTAAGCGTGAAATTGAAGTCAATATTGCTGCATCAACTAAAAATTTAGGATTTGAAGTTGATATGGATGAAGATGGACAATTCACTTTCAAGAAGCCTGAACCCGAAGGAAAACCCCCGACAGAAGGTGAAGGGGAACAGGCTCAAACTGACCCCTATGCAGGAACAAACATAGATGCCTCACAGATGGGACAGATGCAAGAACAGGCTATGCAGGGTGGAGGGAAGCCTCAAGAGAACCCACCGGCCACAAGAAATAAAAGCAGAATGAGCGTAGGGCCAGATAAGAGAATGGCAGGTCTGCCCTTAGAGGCTGGAAATCAAAATACTGATACAAGAACTGAGAGAAGAGTTGGTTAAAATGAATAATTGGGAAAATATTATCAAAGCGAGAACTAGACCTATTAGGGAATTAGACCCTAATAGAAGAAGCAGAAGTCCTGAAAGAAGAAAGCCTCCGGTTAGAATGGCTGGTGGAAAACCTGCTTCTTCTATGGGAAGAACAGATGATATGGATTCAATGTTTGATGAAGAAATGTCTCAATTAGCAGAAATGACAAGAACTGATTTAGTAGATATGGTTATGGACAGAATCGGTCAAATGTCTAAAGAAGATTTAATTTCTATCTTAGAAAGAACACAAGGAACATTGGAGGAAAAAATATGAGCGAAGACTTGCACCAAAAGCAAAGAAGATTGACTAAGGAGTTAGCCCAAATTAAGGCTTTAACAGCACAAGAAAATAATAAGGTAAAAAAGAATCGTGATATGTCTGTTGGATTACCAGAAGATACTACACATAAGGCTTTACCGACATCTTCTGATAATCCTGATGTTATTCTTCTACCACCAAAGAAAAGGGGAAAGAAAGAAAATATTCCTTTTTGAGGTTTTTAAATGTTTTTAGAATTAGCCAAAGATAAATCTTTGCTTAATGTTTTAAGTAAAGCGGAATTAGATGATAATACATCTATTTTGGTTAAAGAAAAGGCTAGTGCTTCTTTAATTAAAGAATCGCTGATTGAAAATATGAATGCTCAAAATATGATTTCTTATCGTAAGTATATTTCTATTGCTAAACAAGAAGAAGATGAAGCCGGTTCTTCAAGAGCAAGTGAAGAAGAAGATTATTCTGCTCCTGTTGATAGTGCTGATGAACAAGCACAAATAGATGCTAGAATAGCAGAAAACAGATATGGTCAAGAGTTTAATAGGTCTGTTGAAGAAGCATCAGCCTATAAAATTTTATCAAATTTAAGATTTCAGGCAGATATTTTGATGGAGATTGCCTCTGATGCGAAAGTATCAAGAAAAGATGGAAAACTCTCTGTTAGAGGAATTATGCAGAGTTATTCAAGATTAGGTGCTACCTCTACTAATTCTAGTAGTCTATTGGGTGTTCTAACACAATTAAAAAAGGATAATAACTTTTTGATAGAAAAATATGAAAATATTTTAGTTGATGGGGTTCTTTCAGGCAAGATGTATAAATATACAAAGGGAGGCCGAGAAGAAGTTAAGAAAGGCCCAGACATTGATGTAGACAATTTACAAGGATTACTTAATGATGTTGTAAATACCGAATTTGATGTTGATGGAGAAACAATTGACTTTCTAGAAGTTTTTAGAACTATTCATAAACAAAGATGGAAGAGAGAACCTAGAACTCTAGTCCCTAGAAAAAAGGTAAAGGATGAGAGACTTCGTATGCTTCAACGAGCAAAAAAGAGCACTGCTAAGGTCGGTATCAATAGAGAATATGACAGAGCATTACGAAGAATTAAGGCTACACAGAAATACACTACTGGGATTTTGAATACTAAAGTATTTATTGAAGAAAAAATAGAAGTGATTAAAGAGACTTTACAAAACCCTGATGATTTAGTTGCTAGACAAGTTGGTAAATTAAATGCTGCTTTGCGAAGAATCATGGCTACAGGGGCTAAGGGGAATCGTGAAGAAAAAATAATTTCAATTAAAGAAATCAGTTCTATGATTAAGGACATTGATAATAATAAAGAAAAGCACATTGAAGATGCTAAGGAAGAACTGCAAAAGGAACTCAAGGCGGAGGAAAGAAAATTAGAGAGACTTCAAGTTGATTTAGATACCTTTGATAGATTAAAGCCTACTTTAAAAGAGTTTAGCACTATTTTGAATATATTTAAAGAAGGCGACCCCTTGCCGGAAATTAAAGAACAATTAACTAAAGGAGCAAATATTGCTTTTGATTTAAGTAGATACGCTAAACAAATGGGAGAACTTAGTTCTAAAGCCGAGGACAACATTGAAGAAGGGCTGACGGGGTATTTGATGAGTAATCCTGATGCTAAGTTAGTTCTTGAAGCAGATGGAGGATTCTTTGAAGGCGCACCAACACTTGATGTAGATGCCGCAAAAAAGATTGATGACTTAGCCAAGAAGTATGAAGAAAAGGCAGAAGAACTGCAAGAAGTTGTTAATTTCATTGAAAGTAAAATTAAGGATAAAATGCCTAAGAATTTACCAACAAAGGAATCTAAGAATATTTTCCAAGAACCGCCAAAGGAGGAAGAATGATGACTTGGGACTACTACGGTGAAGGTGATAACTTTATTCTAAAGGAGAAGAAACAAGAGCCTAAAAAACTTCTTGATTCTTTAGATGCTAAAGGAAGAAAGAGATTAAAGAAAACTCTTCAAGCCGCAGAACCAACAGAATTTTTTGGTCAAGATTTTACTAAATTAGGCGAACTTATTTCTACTCTTAGAGAATTAGAACTGATTAAATCAGATAAGAAGTTAAATAAGAAAATGAAATCAATGGATGAGCGCAACATTGATATTGTAGCCACCGCTACGAAGTTGCGTAAGGAGTATGAATTACTCTATCGCCAATTGCGAGATTTAGTTCATCCAAGAGGAAAAGGAGAGGATAAGAAATGAGTTGGAAAGAAATTTTAAAAGCAGGATGCGGTTGCGGTTGTTCGGGTGATTTGAATAAAGCAAGAGGAATGAGCGCAAGAGGATTCAAGGGCGGAAGCAGAAGAAAGCCCATGAGGGGAAGTAGTTTAGATGCTTCAAGTTATCTTGCTTGTATTGACCGTTTAAACCAACAATTTGGAAGAGGCGGAATGTCTGAAGAAGATTATGCTAAAGCAAGAGAAAGATGCAAAGAAAAGTTTGGAATGTGATTTAAATGACAGAAGAAAGTATTAACAAAGATGTTTTAGAAATTATTAAGGCTTTGACCGCAAAGGTTGAAGCATTAGAAAAGACAATCTATGCAAAGGACAGTCTTTTGACTAAGGCTGGTTTAGTTGTTTCTAATAGCCCTACTCCTGCTATGGATAATACCGTTGGTGGTTTTGACTCATTACCCACTACTGATGTTTCTAGCATGGATTGGTCAGATATTCATAAAATGGTTTCAAAGATGGAGTGATTTAAATGCCTGAAAGAGTAACAAGAGAAGAACGACAAATTAGCATTATGATTCAAAAAGCAAGAGAAGCAAAAGAAATGCTTTATCAATCCTTAATGGATAACAATAGAAATCCTATGGATGATGATTCGGAAGCAGTTAAATTGAAGCGACCAAAGGCTGAAAATTACAACTACAAGGCAGAATCAAATGATGGGCCAACTACTCTTCATGCTTATGCTGGCGAAATTACAAAAATGGTTAGTATTCTAAAGAATATTTTACCTGAAGATTATGAAACTAATCCTATGCTAGACCATGAACAAAGAATGAAACTTATTGGTCAAATTGATGGTCTTTCTGCTATGCTTACTGGTTTATCTAAACAAATTAAAGACGCTAAACCAGAAGAACAAAGTAGAATGATGCAAGAAATGACTCGTATCACTTCTAAATTAAAAGACTTAGAGGAAGAGTTATCTAAAGTCCCTGAACAAACTATTGCATATGATTCTGACTATTCAGGAGAAACTTTAGATTCTGAATACGAAAGAAATAGATGATTCGTATGAAATTGGCTTCTATTGAGAAGGATAAACAACCTTCTCAAGAAATTCTTCGTCTCTTTGAAAAGACACGGGTAGCCTATTTATCTGCAAGGCAAGACCCAACAGAATATTCGGGTCGCTGGCGTAAAGCAGTTGATAACATTGTTGAATCATATAATGAGGCAGATGCGGCTGGCAAAGAAATGAAAAACTTTATTGATGAAAAGGATTTAGACGATAAAGATGTCAAAGACCCTTCTTCACGCCAAGCCAAAGAACTTTATGAAAATATTAAACTTTTAAGGTATTCTTCGTCCATCGTAGCCGACCCCTTCGCCGCCATGTTCAAGGATAGTGTCCTTGAAGAATTGCTAGATAATCCCGAAAGCATGGTTAAATTTGTGCATTATGCTATAAGGGACGACAATAAAGCACTATCTGATGACATTTACAGGGTTAAAGACATGACTCCCGACACAATTACGGAGGGTCTTATGGGGCTTGACCTAGAAGTGGACGACATAGCCCTGTATATTATTGAGCATTATGGGGATGGAAAAGACTCAAAGAAAGTTGAATCTAAAGTAAGGGCTGCTATGGATATGTTGGAATTAATTTTCTTATCTAAGAATAATAAAGAAGAATGGGCAACCATCACTGATATTGAGGGCGTTAAAAAATCTATCCCAAGTGATGAGAAAAAATCTATTTCCCAATTTATTGTTCCTAATAAACCAATGTATAGAATTTTTGAAGTGGATGATATTAAAGAATTAAAAGGATTTAGTGGCAATTGGTATGTTCAAGAAAAATTTGATGGAATGAGAGTTCAACTACACAAAATTGACGATAAAGTAAAAGTTTATTCTTATAATGAGAAAGATATTACTGATAAATGTAAAGCACAAGTTGAGGAATTAAAGAAAAAAGAATATGGAGACTGTATCTTTGATGCAGAATTAGTTCTTTTTGACGGCGATGACCCCCTTCATAGAGCAGATACAATCGCTCATGTATTTAAAGGAAAATATAAAGATGCTAAACTAAGATGTCATGTTTTTGATATTATTCGCCATGAGTCCCAGACTCTTGCTGATGAAGAGTTAGAAAGTAGAATGACAATTTTATTCAACAATTATTCTTCAAAGACTAGTGAGGCAATCGCTTATCCTTCAAAAAAGGATACACGACAAGCGGATAATTTAAAAGACATAGAAAAGTATGCTGATGAAATTATGAAAAATCCTGCATCGGAAGGAGTTGTTATTAAAGACGCTACTTCAACTTATTACATAGGAACAAAGAAAAATCCTAAGTGGATTAAATTAAAGAAGTTTGTTGACCTAGATGTTATTGTATTAGAAAAGAAAAAGACAAAAAGCAATTTATATTCTTATACTGTTGGAGTTGGGCCAATCACAGGTGAAATGGAAGGAACAGTTGAAGTTGATAAGAAGCAATACTTGAATGTGGGTAAGGCTTTAAATACAAAAATGGCTGTTGATGTTGGGGAAATTATCCGAGTTAAGGTTGATGAAGTCAAAAAGAAAGGAGATGGGTTTAGTTTGTTTTCTGCTAAACCAATTGAAATTCCTGAAGTTGAATATCCTGATAAGTTAATTACTTTAGAATTACTTTCTCAAGACACTAAAAAGTCTCTTAACTATAATGTTGAAGCATTTACAAAAGGAGTTAAGATTACAGACCACATTCACGGAGAAGCAAATGTTATCATTAAATATGATTTAGACGGTTTTACTATTTATGGTTATGAAGAAGATAATCTAATGTCTAAGAATGCTACAATGGACTTAGATATGTGGAAACAACAAGCCATTGATATTATGAAAACTAAACAAAGTGAATTAACTGTCGCTATTTTTCAACACTTAAAAATGAATGGAGAACAAACTCCAAGACAATTACATAATTTCTTAAAAGAAAAACATAATGATTTATATGAACAGGTTCTTGATTCTGATGAAAAGAAGTTAAAAAAATGGGCTATTCTTAGAGATGGTATCAGTGAGAGAGAAGATAAACTCTCTGCTGATGATGACAAAATCATGCAAGAAGAAGAAATCAAAAAGAGTTTTACTAAAATGGCTGAGTTAATAGGAATGAAAGAAATTGCTGATGAAGCAGAAAAAGAAGATGTAATTCAAATTGATGTAGATACTGACGGAGATTGTTGTAAAAGACTTAGGGAAAATCTTATTTCTCAATATGAAAAACAATTGAAAGCAAAGGTTGAAGAAGACGGTTGGGAAGCAGTTAAACAAAAACTTAGAGTAAGCACAAATAGCGTTGAAGAAGAAATAAAAGATTTTAGAGATGATATTTTTGCAATTAAGGATTGTGATGTTTTATATGAAGAAGCAACAGAAATTAAGACTACTGAAGAGATAGCGGAAGAATATAAAAACTGCCGATATGGGAGTGGATTTGATGATAAATATGCTATGCTAAAAGAAGATATTAAAGCAGTTGAAGGGGAATATAAAACTCCTAAAGAATTAAGAGAGGGTGAATTTAAAATCTACGCAAGAGAGGATGATAATTTAACTTTCGCTATTGGCTTAAAAACAGAAAATATGTTTTGGACTATCAATATTGAAAACGAAGAAGAAATGTTTGACTTATTTGGTGCGGCAGGTAAATATCCAGCAGAAGTAGCAAAAACGGTAACTAAGGGTAAATTAGTAGATTCAGGCAAAATTAGTTTAGGTATTCAAAGGGATGGCTACCATGAATATTTCTTGAAAGGCAGTAAGTTTGAAACAAAAATGCATTATAGAGTGTTAGATGTGGATGGAGAAAAAATGTGGCTTGCTTGGACTGGCTACAAACAAACACCTGCGGATAAGGAAGGGGATGAAGGAAAGTGGAATATCTATGAAGATAGGTATAACAAATTGCCCCTTCCCACCGAAGAATAGGTGTTCTTTATATACTGGATAACAGGTAGTTAGGGTTGAGAAGAATGACTTCTGCGGTGATGAGGAACAACGCTCACGATTTCAGGATTCTAAAAAGCCAAGACGACTTGATGATTGGAGGATATGCAAGCATTGAAATCGTTGATAAGCAAAATGATTTAATCACACTCAAAGCCCTTAAAGAAGCGGTAAATAAATACATGGAGAACCCAAAGTTTAGAAATGTAATGACCAATCATTCAAATGTTCAAGTCGGAGAAGTAGTTGAATCATACCGAGATAAATCAGGAAGATTATTCAAAACAGAAGTTGATGATGTAGGATTTTTTGTAGTAATCAAATTAAGAGATGATATTGAAAAGGCCAAAGAAATTAACAGAGGCATTAGAAAAGGTTCATTAAGAAGTTTTAGTATTGGAGGACAGGCTTTAGAAAAAGTAAAGAAAACCAATGATGAATTTGGACAATACAACGAAATTTCAAAGTTAGAATTACATGAAGTCACAATTTGTGAGAAAGGAATTAACCCAGAAGCAAAATTTGATATTTTAAAACAAGAAAAAACAAAAAAGGTGAAAAATATGACCAAAATTGAAAAAGCATTAGCGGAACTTGACGCTCTTATGGAAGAAGTCAATATGCTAAGAAAGGAAGAAGAAGAAGAAAACATGGACATGGAAGACGAAAAAATGATGTCGGAAAAGTTGATGGAAGACGAAAACATGATGTCTGAGAAGGACAAAATGATGTCTGAGAAAGACAAGATGATGAATGAGAAGGGCGAATTTATGGATGATGAAGCCAAAGCCTATGTCTCTACTCTTGATGGAGCAGGTGTAGAAATTGGCGAACCTGCTGATAGAATCGTCATTGAGGGAGGCCGACCAAAGGCTTCTGATTTGCCAGTTGTTAAGGCATTCAACAATGAAGAGTTAGAAACTCTTGATTTGAGCGTTGGCAACATTGAGAAGGCTTACGATGCTTTCCGTCAAGAACAACTTGAAAAGTTAGCCTACGACAACCTCCAAAAGCAATTTGAGGCTCGCTTCAAGGCTGAAACCTCTTCAAGAGAAAATGTTCTTGCTAAGGCTCAATATGATGCTCAAAGCGAAATCGCTTCTCTTAAGAATGAATTTGCTTCTCTCCGAAAGTCTTTGACGACTGAGAGAGATAACATCATTAAGGCTCAAGAGGAAGCCGCCGTCAAACTCCCCACAATGGAAGAATTAGCCGAAATGGATTGGGCTGATATTCATAAAATGGTTGGAGGAAACCTTTGAGGTGATTTAACATGGTAGGATATATTAACACTATTGCAGATTTAGAAGCAGCAACATACGGAACGGGCGCAACTGGTCATATTAGCAACCAATTGCTCAAAGCGGCAGGAACCGTTAGCGGTATTCATGTCGCTCACGATGGCGCAATAAACGCCGCTGGCGTAACGACGGGTATTGCTGGTAATCTTTACAATAAGATTTATGGTCAAAAAGTCTGGTCTATGCTAAACCGAGAATGCAACGCATTGTCTGTTATCGCAAAGCGACCTTATTCTTCAAGTGGTTGGAGAATCCTAAAGAAGCGACCTGCTGGCGGTGCTGGTAATTTCCTTGATATTACCGCCGCTTCCAATACGGCTCTTTCTGATGGTTTGTATGGTCTTGATGCCCTTCGTGCTGACCGTATCGGTGGTGTTCCCGAAAACGCCAGTCTTGATTCAAACACAGATGGTTTGATTTCAATTGCTCCTGAGTATGATACGCTCTTTACCAGCCCAAAAATCATTGCTCATCAATTCGCTTTCAGTGAGTTGGCTATGGAAATGGCTCAAATTGACGATGGTATCGGTGATATTCGTGCTCAATTGAGAGAGGATATGGGTAAGCATCACGCGGAAGTCCAGAATCAAATGCTTGTTATGCCTTTGGAGAACTATTCCCCAACTACATCATACGCCACAACAAACGCTATTGATAGAGGATATACTTCTCTTTACAAGATTGTAAGCAACTCGGCTGAAATTACCGAATTGGCTGACGATTCTGGTGGAAACCTTGTTGATACTGCTACTGACCAAGCAATTGACCATCTTTACGGAAAACAACGAAGTGATTCAGGAAACGAGTATTTGGATGCAGAAGTTTCTTTCGGAGATGGCTACCTTTCAACAGAAGCACGACAATTGACGCTAACTGTGATTAACGACATGGTTCGCAGACTTCGTGTTGCTGGTGGTTCGCCAAAGGTCATTCTTACGGGATATGATACGCTTCAAACGCTTTCTGACTTGCTTCAGGCTCAAGAGCGATTTATGGATAGAAAGGAAATCGTTCCAACTGTGAACGGTGTTCGTGGTGTTAAGGGTCAAGAAGTCGGATTCCGCGTTTCTACTTACTACGACATTCCTTTGATTCCTGTTGCGGCTATGCCTTCTACTGGAAGAAATACAAGCCTAATTAGCGATATGTTGTTCCTTGATACTGACCATTTGTGGCTATCTGTGATGAAGCCAACTCAATACTTTGAAGACGGTATCAGCAACGGAAACCCATTCGGTGTCGGCAACCTTGGAAACAAGGCTCTTTACCGCACAATGGCTGAAACTGGTTGTTCTTACTTCAAGGGTCAAGGAAAGATTACCAACTTGCTTTGAGGTGATTAAATGACAGAAGAAATTTTTACGGTTAGTCTGTTAGCAGACCACAAGGGTTTTACCAAACCAAGAGCAAATGGCGATGAATATATGGTTGATGCTCTACTTGATGTTTCAACCTATGATGCTTCTGGAGTTGTTCTTAGTGCTAGTAATTTTGGATTAAAGACAATTACTGCTGTTTCCCATACTGGAACTAGTAATGTAAAGTTTTATCCAACCTTTGTGATTTCTGGAGCAAATGGAAGTTATACCAGCGCAACCTCATTTACATTACTGATTGTTGATGCTTTACAGGCCACTCCTGCTGAAGTTGCAGATGGTGGAACTCATAGCGGAATGCAATTTAGATTGAGAGTCTTTGGGCAACTCTGAGGTGAGTTAATTGGCAACAATTAAACTTGCTAGGGGTTCTAGGTCAAAAAATCTCTGGGTTAATGGCGAAGTCTTGAGTAGGGATATTACATTAGATGTTCCTGCTCAAGACGCTTTGCGGTATTTAGGTGATTTATGCCTTGATATTTCCTTTGCTGAAAGCGATAGGAAACAATTAAAGCAATTAGAACCTTCTCTCTTAACTCGGTTGAGTAGGGCTTTGGGTGAGGATTTTGACACACATGACAAATTGTGTGCATATCTACTCCCCGCTAAAGCAAAGGCAAAGAAAACGCCCGCTAAGAGCAAAAAGTCTACTTTGACTGAATAATCCTAGCGATAGGGTTAAGAGGGTGATGCCTCATAGATAGTTTGAACGGAAGTGATGAATCATGCCGAGTTGCAGAAGTAGTGGTCTTTTAACAGCAAATAAGCAAGTATTTACAGGAAAATGTAAATTAATTTCTATTCATGTTAATAACGATAGTGGCGCACCGTGTCAAATTAAGGTATTTGATGGAACCGATAATACGGGTAAAGAATTAGCCCGTTTAAATCTGGATGGTGCGGCTATTACACAAGTTGAATATGATATGCATGGTGTTATTTGTTCTTCTGGACTATTTTATGAAGAAACATCAGGCAACGCCAATACTTTCATTCATTTTGCTTGAGGTGTTAAAATGGCAGCATTAAGTCAAGATACTCGTCTAATTATGACAATTCTGTTTGTTGGTGCTTTAAGCGGAACAAATGTTTGGGCATATGCGGCATTTGGAATGAATTTTCCTTATGGCCCATTGGCTCATTCTGTTCTATTCGGTCTAGGCACCATTGGGGCAATAATGGTAATGAAGGCTATTTTTGACTTATCTCTTAATGATAGAATTGAACTTTGGCTCTTAGACCGTAAAATTGCGGCATACTGGGAAAGAAAGGCTAGGGACGAACAACAAAGAGTTAAAATGCGTGAAAGCGCAAAGCAATACAACACTACTTTCTATCAACCTATTCAACAGGAAGAAGAAAATAGCGTAGGAAACGAGTTCTTAGCCGCACTACAATAGGCGGTGAAGAAGTGGTCTTTGGAGACATAATGGGCTTTTCCGATTCGGACTACGCTTATAATCAACAAAGAGCGCATTCTGCTGACATTTTCTTTTTGAAAATGAGGATGCTTTTTTGGGGTTCATGCGTTTGTCTTTCAGGCTTCCTTGTTGGAAACATTCTTGGTGTTTTTGATATAAATATCATGGGTTTTCTGTTTGACACTTTGTTAAACGGGTGGGGGCATTAATGTCTTTAATGACAGGTTTTGCTATTCTTGTAGGTGAAGCAATCATAGGATTTTACAAAAAGATTCATGCTATTAATTTTGGGGTTTATGGAGCAACAATGGTCGGTAAAACAACTCTTAGTCATCAATTAAGAACAAGAGGAGAAGTCCCACAAATACAAGAAAGAACCGTTGGAAGACATAGAGCAACGAGAAAAAATGTCAAAATAGACGGAGATTCGCATACAGTAAGAAGCGCAGATATTGGTGGAGAAGCAATTTACTGGAAAGAATGGGAAAAAGACATGCAAAATAGAAAAGTTAAGTATGTTATATTTATGATTGACCATAGGCATTTGGATAGCAACTCAAACTTAGACCATCAACTAGCATGGAAATTTTTAGTAGATTCAATAATTTCAAATAATTGGTCAAACGGTAAAAAGAAAAGAGACTCTGATTTTCCTATGGCAGTTGGAATTTGGGCAAATAAATATGATATTTGGGGAAAAAAATATCCATTAGCCGAAAATCAAGAAATAGATAAACACGAAATTTTTGAACCATTTAAATACGGTATGAGAAAGTTAAACGATAAAGGAATACCTTGTTTCAAATATATTGTATCTGCAAAATCTGACCCTGAAATGGTTTATAGAGGAATTACTACAATGATAAAGGACTACTGATTATTATGTATCAAAACAATATTATAGGACAAAACGCTCCACAGCAATTTAATCCTTCGCTTTCGCCACTTCAACAGGCAAGAGCAAGCGGTGTTGTGCAAGAATACAAGTTTATTTCATATAAACCTAAGACTCAACTAAAAGAACTCAAATTGGTTTTAAAGGCAGAACCAAAAAAGTTTCTAGGTATCAAGTATGGAAAGAAATTTAACCTTAAGGATAGATGTGTTGTTTGTGGTTTCCATCACATTTGGGAACAAGGAGATTATATGCGGCCACCTATGCCTTTAGATGGAGTGGTTAAAGGAAGGCCATTAATGGGAACTTATTGCCCTAAACATGCTTCAATTTATATGCAACTAGAAATGCTACAACAACAGATTTTAGCAGATAAACATGGGCTTGAATTTAGTGCCTTTAAACCAAGAATGCCTAAAATGCTTAAAGGTGGCCCAATTAAAACACTAACAAAGGAAGATGTTATGTCCCTTACGGCGGCAGGTTGGTTTATAACCCCACCCGCCTTAGCAGACACAAAGACGGCCACCGATGAAGTCATTCGCTTAATTGCAGAAATGAACATTATGACAGAGAGGCTAAACCATTTGATGCTAAAGAACGGTGTTCAAGCACAAAACGAATTACCAGAAGAACAGAAAATTAAGGAGGAATAGAAGTGGGAATACTAGGGACAAGCAATAGCACCGTGTTGGGTGCAGTTCAAGCACAAAGCGATACACAGTTTAAAACAGTGAACAATTTACTTTCATTACAAGAAAATCATGTTGAAGAATTTTTTCAATATCATGGAGAACAATTCTTAATTGCTCTTGAAAAGTTGATGGAAGATGTTGTTGAAAGAGTTGTTTCTCAAATGTTGGCTAAGTTAAGTTTTGATTCTAATGGGAGCAGCCTTACAATAAATAGAGATGCTCTCCGTGAATATGAAAGAATTACTCAAGAAAATATTGACTTAGATATTCAAAAGTTATTACAGTCAGCAATCAATACTGAAGTTGTTATGCAGAGAAAGATGGCTAAACAGCAATATCTTGAATCACAAGGATTTAATGGCGGAGGTATGCAACAGCCATCAGCAGGGATGGCTTTAGCCAATGTTACTGGAAATACTCAACAGTATCAGCAAATGCAAGGAGCCATGAACAATGGAACAGGCTACCCTATTCCTCCAAACGGAACAGATGGATATGGTCGTCCTTATTGGATTGATGCTCAAGGACAAATGAGTTATGAGCCTCCTTCAAGCGGGCTTCATTTAAGTGCAGCAATCCAAAAGGGTGCGGCTTGGGCTAAATGGTTAATGTGAGGTGAAATGAATGTCTGTTAGTTTTAGATGGGGTAATCAAACTCTTTCTCTACCCAAATCTAAAGATTATGTTCAAACTCAAATGAGAGATTATATTACAGAAGGACAAAAATCTTTTCGTAATAAACTAAGGATTGCTAGGGAAAGCGTAGAAGAAAGCGAAGTTAATTTAGAAAAATTAGATGAAGAACTAAAGTCTATATTAGAAACAGTTTTAGATGATTCTTTAGAAGAAGAATTAAAGAAAGAGCCTAGTGGTTGGAACCGATTTTCTCAATTGAGAAGAAAGCAAGGACAAGAACCTAAACCAAATACTGCAAATGTAGAGTTTATTAAAAATAAAAAATTAAAAGACTTGTCTAATAATAGAGTTTTGGGTAGGCTTAGAGGGACAGATGTTTCTTTTATTCAAAGCGGAATTACTAAATTGCCAGATTTTGACTTTGAATCTTGGTATGCTAAAAATAAACTAAAGAAAATAGAACAAACAGAAGAAGGTAAGAAACTAGAAGTAGATGACTTTGATGTTTCTTATGATATTACTATTCGCCAACATAAAGGAGTAGGCCAAGAAGGAAAATATACTTATGGTTTTGATTCAGATATAAGCGGATTAAAAGCACATATGGAAGCCAGATTTCCTTTTTTCGATGAAGGGGCTTTAATTGCTGCAAAAACTGATTTTATCCTAGAAGAGACAGGACAAGAGGCCGCTTTTAGAGAAAGAAATACCAAGTCAAAAATAGGAAAAGAAACCTTTGATTATGCTTTTGATTTACCCGAAAAACACATTGAACAAATTTCAGGCGAATTTGAAAGTAAAAACACTATTACTGAAATGAAATTAGTAGAAGATGAAGATGGTAATAAAATGTTTGAGCAGGTAGGAGAAAAAATGCCTATGCCCACCGGACTTACTGAGGATTTAAACATTGTAGTTATTTCAGCCGCACGAATGGATTTAAATAGGACAGATTTAATGAGAGAAGAAGATATTGTCCAGATAGGTGATAAATATTATTTTTATACTTTTGCAGAATCAACAAGAGAAGTAAGAGTTAAGTTTCCATTTGACGGCAGTTCAGGAACACCCGAAGGATTCTTTATTGATAATGAAGAAGCCATTATGAGAATACTTAACAAATTTTTAGTTGTTCCCGATGCTGTCTTTTCTGTAAAATGTTATGCTACTATTAAAAACTCAAAAAAGACCGAACAGACTTATAAAGATATGGCTCTTGACGCAATGAAAAATATTGAAGATTTTAGTGGTAAGGGTTTAACTCCTGAACAAATTGAAGAACAATCTAAAAAGGCATTCAGTCATAAAACTAAGAAAAATAAAGATGGAAGTAAGATTTTTATTTCCGAAGAAGAATATAAGAATCTTAGCAAAGAAGAAAAGAATAACTATAAATCTGAAATTTCGGTATTTCAGTTTAATGAATCCGAAGACTCGGAAGGTAAAGTTAAAAGAACCTTTCAAACAAGAAGTGCCGCAGATTTTGGAAAAGAAAAGTTTTCAATGGTTCCTATTCCTAAAGATGGGTTAATTGATGCCTTTAAAAACTCTATTGTTGTAGTAGAATTTGAAGTGACTAATCATGGTGAATTTAATTTAAGTGGAGCAAGAAGAAGTCAAAATAAGCCCATGGCTAATTATGTTAATAAACTAAAGAAAAACATTCGGGCTTTAAAGAAAATGATTGGTGCTTGAAATGGGACAAACAATCTCGCCTAGCGATTTTACGGAAATTAATCCGCTATATTCGGATGGAAGAGGACATTATACCAACGCTACTGAGGTTGCGAATCTCTTACAAGTTCCCGCTTTTTCAGCATCTACCTTCCCCACATTGGCTCAAGTCGGGTCAATCATCAAAAGGGTGGAGGGTATTGTTGATGACAAGGTGAAGCGTTCATACCGACCAATTATCACAAAGGATGAACACCATAACTTTGAATTTTCTCGCCTCCCGCATAAGGCGTATTATGGAGGTCATGTCGGTTTTGTGCAATTATCAAAGATGAAGGTAAGAAAGATTGTTTCTCTTCAATTGTGGCAAGGAAGTCAATATATTGAAATTGCTTCGGCTCAAGCAAAAATTACTCTACAAGACAATTATAGAGACTTGCATTCTATTATTCTTCAGTTGCCTAATAGTGGCGTATCTTTTGAAATGAAAAGCGAAGTTGATGTTAGTAGTTTAGGAAATGATGAATTCAATACAACCTTTGGAATAAAAACTACCGCTAATGATATTGTTTCTTTAATAAACGAGTCTTTTCCTTCAATGTCTCAATTTACTAAAGCAACTGCACCAAAAAGTCTTATTTCTTCTAATCTAGCCATTTCTGACTTTTTCTATGGTGCGAAGGCCAAGTCAAACGGGAAACAAATTCTCATCTCATCCCTACTTTCGGGGGATGATGGGGCAGATTGTGTCATCAAGGCCACCATAAAACAGTCATGTTCGGGCAATAACTCAACAAACCTTACTGTTGCTGATTCTAGCAAATTAGCAGTAGGTATGGTGGTTAGCGGAGCAGTTAATATAGTGACTTCAACCACAATTGCTGCTATTGTAGATTCAACAACTATTACTTTGAGTCATTCCTCAACGGGCGGAGCATTTTCAACACCATTAACATTTACCACAGAAAATGAAATACCGACAGTTTGCACAATAGAAGTATTTACAGATAAAGAAGACTTAAGAAGGCTTGGTGATTTCTGGACAATTAATGAAGAGGGGCGTATTTTCTTTTTGAAGGACTATCCCTATCATAGAAATAATTCAGTTATTGTTTCATATATTGCCGGTGATAATAGAGTGCCGTCTGCAATTCACGAAGCAACGACTAAGTTAGTTGCTTCTGAAATTATCCGGCATGACGACCAAAGTATTCTAATTACCGAATCGGGTGGTAATATTTCAACAAAAGAAAAGTATGATATACTTCGTAAAGAGGCTATGGATATTTTGAAAGGCAAGGGAGATTTAGTTTATTTCTTGGATTGATTATTATGTGGAAAAATATAATTAAAAATATGTGTGTTCGCTGTAAGAAACAACCTGCTACATATAGCCAATATGATGAAATGGGTAATAAAATGGCTAGAGAAATGGGCTACGAACCTGAAAATCTTTGTGAAGATTGTAAATTAGACTTATTAAATGATTCGGCAGATGCAAGAGCATATGGAGATTATTATCATGAGGGGTATTAATTGTGGCAATTAAGATTGACCTCTCTGCATTTGACCAGTTATTGACTATTCAAAAAGAAAGACAGTTAGCCATGCAAGCCGTTTCGGAATCATTAGGAATTGATATTGGTTTTAGTGATGATGAAGTAATGAAGTTTGCTTTAGAAGAATATCAAAAATCAATTGAAAAACAAATTAATGCGGAGGTGGAAAATTGGATGAAGTCTCTCTTCTCTTAGATTTGTTATCAAACAATTGGTCGTCTAATGCCACTGCTCTTGTAAGTGCAGGAGAAATTAGTTCAGACCACGCCGTTACGCCAGATTTTATTGATATTAGAACATTGTCTGCCAATAAAGGTGTTCGTGTTGATTTAAGTAGAACACCTGCAACAATTGTTGTTTTTGAAGATTCACAGTCAATTACATACCCAACAATTCATTATGATGTAAGAAATGAAACTTATTCCTTTACCCTTCATATTCGGGTTCTCCACGATGAGCGAGGCGGTGCTGATGCCTCACACGGAAAAGACAGGCTAAGGGCTATATACTTGATTCTTCGTAGGGTTCTTGAGGGTAAGCGCAAGGGCTATACAGCAAGTGATGGCTCAAAGTTCAATCAGTTGTTTGTTGGTTCAAGAAGCGAATCAAATGATAGAGCCAAGCGTTTATTCGGATATAAAGTCAATTTAGAAGCAAAAAGATTCGCATTATCTATTCCCTAGTAAGTTTGTTAGGAAGGGGGAGAAATAACATGAGCGCAGAAGATATATTTTTAGGAAGTCAAGCAAGTTTAACAATGGTTCCCGAAGTGGATTTGTATATTCCACTTGACCATTCAAACAGCACAGGAAGCGGAGATAACGCCGCAAATACAAATACAGTAAAAGTCCATAGTAGTTGGGCAACTCATTTCTTGATGGTTAATAACTTATATGTGGGTTGCATTGTTGAATTATATGCAAATGCCGCACAGACAACTGTTATTTCTACCCATACCATTACTAGTAATACTGACAATGATATTACTTTAAGCCCTGACCCAAGAACAATTATTTCTGGGGATTTTATTCATATTAGAGGATATGGCGCACCTTGCGTTGGTGAAAAGTCTACTAACACAAAGAGGCTTAATGCTGATAATTGGTTAGGTATTCTTGAAAGTGCTACCTTCCCTGATGTTGAGGTAGAGATGAAACAATTAAATTTGTCTCTCGGTGGTTCAAGAAACTATACTTATCAATATAAAGGCATTGAAACCGCAGGTGCAGCAAATCTTAATCTTGTCGCAAATCATGGTGCTTTTCTATATTATGCTTTGGGACGATGCACAGAAATTACTGCTACATTTGGGAACCCTTCGGGTCATTCTCCTGCTGATGTATTAAATGCTCATGGAACTCCTACTGTTGATGATAGACGGCATGTTTATCTTGAATCATCTAATGCTACTGGAGAACACACAATTACTACATTTTTAGAACAAGGCCCAATCTTTTACAAAACAGCGAGAGCATCAGATACTTTACTCCCACCTCTTCTTAACGGATTTGATACTGCGGCAACTACAGAATTAGTCAATAGAACAACTACTACTGCAACTGCTTTAACAAACCCAATTACTTACAAATTTGAAGAAGCAAATGGTGAAAAACTACCTTCTTTTGCTTTAGAACAAACTTTGGCTAAGACTAGCACATTAACTACGAATACTGCATCCGGTTCAGAAGATACTACTTTTGTTCGTATTGCTAGAGGAAACCGAGTCAATACCTTAACAATGACGGCTAACGAAAATGAAGAAATTAAAATGACTCTTGACTTAAATGCAAGAGCAGTTCACAAATTAGAGCAAGATGAAAATTATGAAGCAAGAGGCGGAATTACTGATAATCGTCAATTATTTAATTTTGAGCAAGCCAATGACTCAAGCACAACTGATAAAGATGCTGAATTTTTAGAGCCTTTCTTCTTTTCAAGTGGATTGTTCAGCGTATTTGGACAACAGTTCTTGAAAATTACAAACCTTACTTTGACCATCAACAATAATCTTCAAGACAAGAGATTTGTGGGTATTGGTAATAAATCAATCAAAGACGCTATTCCAGCACAAAGAACCTATGAAGTTTCTTTTACTGCTATGGTGACTGATGATAAATTGTTTGAAGAATTGTTAAATCAAACAGAAGTAGGTAGTGCAACAGATACTCTCTTAACTCTACAATTTGATAAAGCAAATGGAGAACAGATTTTGATGAAGTTCCAAGACTATTTCCTTAGTTCTGCAAACTTTACTATTCCTGATGATAAAGGCCCAATTACCGTTGAAGGAACAGTTATGCCGAGAACATTAAACTCATGCACAGTTAAGACTCATTGGGTTTTGCAGGGGTGATTAAATGGTTTCCAAAGCAGAAAAAGGTCGCTTGATTAGAGAAGCATCTAAGAAAAAGAAGGTTAAGAAAGAGACTACTAAAAAATCTAAGTTAGCAGAATAATATTCCACCAACACCGTTTGTTTGTTTGTTGGTATAAAAGGTGGATAAAATGTTGAACAAAAAAATTGTATCAGATAAGAGTGTGCTATTTGCACTAACCGAGCCAAAACTACACTATATTCGTGTAGCACCTGAGAAAGAAGAATACCTCAAAGTCTGGGTAAAAGAACCCACATGGCTTGAGGTTGATAAGGCCATGAACGCCATGATGAAGATTGATGCAAAGCGTCAAGACATGGAGTTAGACCTAAACGCTATGTTTAGATTCATGGTTGAAAATTTCGTAGTAAAGACTGAACCAAGTCTTTCTGCGATTGACATTTTACGACTCACGCCGTATATCGGCAATCAGTTGAAAGAAATTCTCCCAAACCCGTTTTCGGCGTTAGAGGAGGATGAAGAAAAAAACGAAGACTAAAGGGGGTATTCAAGGGAAGACAAGGTTCCCCTGAAGATATTTCCTTGATTATCGTTTATACTTTAGCGAAAGCATTAGCAATAAGCCCGTTAGAAATCTATAAAATGCCGAGTTCTCTTGTTATAGATTTATTGTCAGTTCATAAAGTTATGATGGAATTAGAAAAAGAAGAGATGGATAAGATAGAAAAACAATCTAAATCTAATATGAAAGGAATGTGATAGATATGAGTAATGTCACCGTTTTGACTCAAGAAACTAATACCTTAACAGATTCATTAAATGAAATGAATAAGGCGTTAGCGTCTATGAAAAAATATTATGATAATTTAAATAAAACTCAAGAGGAAGCATTAAAACTTAAGAAATTAAATAAACAAGAATTAAGAGAAACAGTTCAGGACGAAGAAGGGTTAAAAAAGAGAACTAAAATTCTTAATACAACTTTAAAACTAAATAATGATATGCTAACTTTTGGCATAAAAAGCCTTAGAGATTATAGAAAAGCGGGAGGAACAACCTTAGAATACCTTGCTACTTTTATGACTTCAACAAAAGAAGAGGTTAGATTACTTGGTTTTGAGGCCGCTTCTGCTAGAAGATTTATGTATGGGTTTTTACCGCCTGGAATGTTTAGATTAGTCAATAAAGTGGCAACTGCTTTCAATGGTATGGGAAGTGCAGTAAGAGCCGTTAGAGATAGTGCTTCGGGCGCAAATAAAGAGAGCAGTAGCCTATTTTCTACTCTTGCGGCTGGAATGGTCGGTCTTGCCAAATTACCTAAAATGACTTTAGGTGATTTTAAGAAAGGGTTGGGCGGAATAACAAAAGTAGTAGGTAAAGATTTTGAAAGAACAAGAAAAATAAAACAATCAAAAAAAGATGAAAAAGACCTACTAGTATCAATTAGAAAATTAGAAGCGAAAGGCAAACAACCTGACTACTTAAAAACCCTACTTAAAAAGCAGCAAAAAAGAACCTATGACATGGAAAGAAGAAGAAATAAAATATTAGAAAAAACCAAAATAGGCAGGGCGATTTTAGCGATGAATAATGTATTCACAGCATTACAGCCAAAAAATATTGCTCGTTTCTTTTTGAAGGCTCTTCAATTTTTCTTAAAGGCTACAATATATATGACTCTGACCCTAACCGTCTTTTATATCTTATACAAGACAATTGGAAAAACATTGATAGCGGCATTTAAAGAAGCATTACCAGCAATAAAATTAGCAGGTCAAGTAATAATGGGTTCAATTTCTATGATTTGGTCAGGGATTACTGATATATGGAATGGCTTTTTCGGTGATGGAAACCTATCTGATGTTATAGATGGTATGATTAAAATTGCTGTTGGTATTATCGGTGTAGCAGTTGGAATTATTGGAGCAGGTCTATTATTCATAGGTGGGATATTTGTAGAATTCTTTAAACAAGGATGGATAAGATTTACAGACTACCTTAGAGGTGTAGGAAGTAATTTTTCGGAAAAAATAGGATATATTGCGGGAGTTGCTGGTTTTATTGTTCTAGTGGGTGCTTTCATTATGGGTGCGCCTGTTTGGTTAGCGGGTCTGCTTGGAGTTATAATGTATAGATTTATGAGAACAATTACAGATAAAATACCCTTTATGGCTAACGGAGGTATCGCTCAAGGAGGATTAACTGTTGTTGGCGAAAAAGGCCCAGAATTGGTAAATTTGCCGAGAGGAGCAAGAGTTCATTCCAACCGAGATAGCAAAAAGATGGTTGGAGGAAAATCTGTTGTAAATAACTTCAACATTACTGTTAATGCAAAAGATTCTTCAAAGGCAGAAATGCGTAGAATGGCAGATGAAATTGGTCGCATGATTAATTCCAAAATTAACAGAAGCACTTCTTCAAGCACATTTAGGTGATTAAAATGAGTTATGTATATCTAAAATTACAAAAGCATAGCGGTAGTAGTGCAACAATTGATACTATTCCATTGAAGGTAAATAGCGTAAGTGTTTCGGTTGATAAAACGATTCCTGCTATTCCTGTTCCTTTAAGCGGTTTAGCAACAGGAGAATCTACTACCGTTGCTTTAGATTTAGGAATGTCTAATAAAAGAATTTCATTAAATGGAATTATTGTTGATACAGAAATAAGAAGAAGCCACACTAAATCAGGCGGAAGTGCGACTAACCTAACTTTTACAGCGCAAGAAGTGGCTCAAATGATTGCATCTGGTGTTGATTCAACAGGTCTGGCTTCTTATCAAGCAATTAATCAATTAGTTGTTTTAATAGATTCAAAGGTTGATGAAAATTATGCAGCAAGAGCAAGCACAGTCCAAATTCCTTTAACCTTTAGAGCAAGAGGAAATGCTTTAGAAAAGGATAATACAAATGTAGTTGGTTCATTTTCATTTCCTACCTCTTCCACATCAAAGGGACTAAGCGGGTTTATTCAAAGTTTTTCTTATGAGATGACAGGTGAAAGTATTGATGTTTCGTTTTCTTTAGAATTTGTCGTAGCCAATGTTCTTCCTTGAGGTTTTATTATGTCATATGCTATTTTTACAGGAAAACAACGCTCTCTTGTTTTTCCAATTATGTGTAATGGTTTTTTGACCTTAGATTATACAGATAATATTGCTTCAACTGGAACAGGTATTCCCTATGGTCTTTGGAATTTAGATAATAATTTTACCTTTGAGTGTGTTTTAACACCATATGAAATTAACGGCTACGGGACTTACAGAACAGCAGGTTCTATCAGTAAGCCATCAAATATTAATCAGGCCCCTATTGGTAGTGGTCATTCTTTTGATGCACATAATAAGAAAATAATGCCTGGATTAAGTCAAGCAGTTTTTACTGCTACGGAAGAAAATAATTTTCAAAGTGAATTATATTTACCAAGAGCCAGTAGAATTACACATGAAATGAGAATTTTTCATAGCACCAACTTTCAAGTGAGTTTAGTAAATGATACTTTACACAATGAGAATAATCCAGCAAGATACAAAATTAAAGTAGGAATTAAATTAGGAACTGCTTCAATGGAATACTTTACGAGCGATGCGGTGATTATTCCTAATCTTGGAAACCAATATGATTCTTTTGTAGAAAAGGGCTTTGAAGAAGACGGAAAGGTAAAATATAAATCAATTGGTTCTACTACAAGTGCCTTTTCTAGTAAGGTCGCTAATCTATCAAATGCGAATACATATGTTTTTGATGGTAAAGAAGTATTTATTAGAGATGGATTTAATTTTACTTCTTTTGGTCTTGTGCATTCAGCAAATGGGACTAGCCTAACATTGAAGGCTGACCCTTCTATTTCTGTTCCTTCAGGTAGTGAAATATTTATACATAATGATTTCTTTGAGCCTTCTTACATAAACAATACTTATCATATTGCTTGTTCTTGGGATAATGAAAATAAAGAGGCACTAGTCTTTTTTAACGGAAGAATAGTTAAAACAGGAACGCATACTCAAACGGATTCTTTTACAATGGAAGGAGAAGATTTCTATATTGGTGCGAATGGTGGAGGTGCAACAGGGGCTAATTCGGCCACTACAAATAATCAATTCATGGGAGAATTACATGAGTTAAGTATCATGAATATTAAAAAAACTGAATTTAGTGCAATTAATAACTTGATGCCTAATTTAAATAATACTGTTTTATATTTACGATTTGAGGAGGTGGATGATTAATGGCTTTGACATTAGATGACATTTTTAATGCCCCAACAAATCCTTATTTGAAGGACAGTAGCCCAACAGACGGGCATAGAATATATACTGCAATTACAACAGAAGACACTTCTGTTGCGATTACTGGTTGGGGAGGAACCATTACAGAAAATTCTAATCTAAATACAACGAAGGGATTTAGAATCAAATGCTATGATTCATTGACCACGACAGGGATTAGATTTAACCCTACTGCTACTAACTTAACAGATAATGATTATTTTGTTTTGCTTTATTCGGACACTCCATACCAACATCACTTTGCTAAAATTACTGAGGTTTTAACAGAAGACGAATATGGTGATGCTTTTGAATTTGAACCGAAGTTAGGAAATGAAATCCCAAAAGATACCAAGTTCATTATTTTCCAAATGACCAAGAATGGAAGCATTGTTGCTGTCTCAATGGGCATGCTCCAAGATGATAGTTTAGGTTCTTCATCAAATGATTTTGAAGGAGAATTGTGGAGAAGAATGGCAGTGGCAAGACCGCTATTTTATTTCTATAATGATAGTTTGGATAAGCCCAATGAGTTGAACCATAATCGCAAGTTTTACGCTATGAGGGAAAGCGGCACAGCCAACAGTTATACACTATCAAATGCAGATAATTGTAAAGTTTTTACTACGATGCAAGACTTTGGTAAGTCTGTTGTAGATTACAGCAGATTCTCATACAAGATAAAATTGACTGATAAACTAAGAGATTTGGATGCGGCACAATCCATAAATTGCACCTATAATGAAGGAGGAACAATTGTGGAGGATACAACAAATTATCAGCAAAGCCACATTAATGCAAGAAGAATCGCAGACGATGTTATTTCTACTCCTACATTCACCGGCCCCCTACGATACCTAAGTTATGATTTTTCACCGACTAAATCTAATCTTCTTTACAATATTTATGACCACACAAATACAGAATCAATTGATGGAAAGGGTGGGTTTGCAGAGACATCTATTATTGATAACGGCAGAATTATGCCGAGAAAGGTGAAAGAATTTGACGCATACCGTGTGCGACATAATATTCATCGTGGTGATATGAACGAATTTTTTCCTTTAGCCGCAACATATAGTTCAAAGACTTCTAATGCAGTATTTTCTTTCAATACTCAATATAATTTAGATGATGTTCTAAATGCAGGAGATGAGGTCAAGTTAGGAGATAATATTTTAATTGTTCAGTCTATTGCTGGCTTGTCGGGAACAACCCAAGAGATAACCTTCCAATCATCCACACACCCCTATGTAAGAACGGAGAACGACGGGGTTTTCGCCGCACAGTCCACGACCCCAACAAGCGGAGATGTGCTTAACAGGCGAGCATATAACGCAACTGACGGGACACTTATGCTTGATATTTCACTACTAAATGGTAGGTTTAGCAAGATGTATGTCTCTTTTACATCATTAAATCATAATGAAAGATTTGCTACTATTACTGCTTGTGATGCCACAAAAGGAATGATTACTTTATCATTTGATACAGACTCATATCATACTAACCCGTTAAGTTTTACTAAAGGACAATATCAAATCTTTATTGAAAGATTTAACGGCGAAGTTGAAAATATTGAAAATAGAAAGGAGAATGGGCAGACTATTATGGAAATTCAGGGTAGAGACAAGTTTAGCAAATTACTTTCTCCTATTGTAAATCTAAATACTTTGTTTAGTGAAGATATTATTTATTCTAGTAATAGTCCATATAATAAATTACAATCTGCTGTTCCCGCAGGTTCGGTTTTAGCAAGTTCTGTTGGTTCAACCTTTATAAAAACAGAAATGATTGCCGAGGGTTTTGATTCACCTTTAGTTGCAGGTGATAAAATATTTGTAGAAAATGGCTTTTTAGGAGAAATAACTTCTTTTAGTGATTATTCTGGTGGAGGCTCTAGTGTATTACAACAAATAAATATATCAACGGGACTACTTACTAGCGTTTCAGCAGGAGATAAAATTTACAAAGAGTCAGAAAAGAATTACATTCTCTCAAAGGCACTTGGTTCATCCCATCTTGCTACAAGCAAACCCTCTTCTCTTACAGGAGCCGCTAATAAAGGATTAATTTTTACATCAGGAAACAAAATCACAATGTCAAGCGGTGTTGAAAGCGACTCTTTGGTTTCAAGTAGTGCAAATGCAAGTGCTGGCGCAATTGGATATGCAATTCATAAGCCATCATCTATTTCAAATGACTTTGCTTTTCAATCAAAATTAAAGGACGAACATGGTAGTGCAGGAGAATCATCCTTTGATACTGTAAATACTTTAATTGATTTTGAAGTTGTTTCTACTTCAAAGAAAGACAATATTACAGAAATTGAATTAGCCCCGTATATTCCTATCACTTTGGGTAGAAAAACAAATTATTTTACAGATACTAGTGATTTTACATTTACAGAAGTAGGAACAGTAAGTGCTGTTGATAGTTCTACAAATGATAACTTTTTTGATATTGCTAATGCAAATGCCTACACTTTAGAAATAGGAGATGCTTTGTTTGTTGGTGCAAATAAAACATTCGTTGGTTTAGTTTTTGATAAATTAGTTAAGACAACCTCTTCTGTGCTAGTTAGAATCTATTTAGATAGAACTATACATAATTTTTCTGTTAGTGAAACCATACATAAAATTGACAAACCAGTTAGTGATTTACTTTTAGTCAATGGCTCCCACTTATGGGGAGGTAAAATTTTAACTCGTCCTCATCCCACAGTAAGGGCTAGCGGCTCAGTTCCACTAAATGTAGAAAGCACAACTGTTGCAGGAGATAACACTAGTCGTTTTGGACAACCATACTATAAAACTAGAGAAATCGGTTTTGGTAATTTTACATTAAACAATCCTCTTATTAAAAAGTCTAACTCTCGTTTTCCTAGTTTTTATCCTAGAAAATCTCAACTAAACACTTATGCCAGTTCTTATAGATTTAAACCCAACACTGGTTCATCTAATATCAACAATGCTAATAAGACAGATAGTTCTTATAGGGTTTTACCTCCCGATGAAAGAGGCTATCATAGCCCCTTTGGTTCTAATTTAAACAACACAAGAATATTTACTAGTGCTAATGAATCAGTAAATTATTACTATACTGTTATTGGTGGTGCATTTGGGACTTTAGAAAAATATGCTAGATATATTCATATAGATGAATCAGTCGCTAGGTTATTTTTATATGTAAATAGTGATATTTTACCTTATAGTAGTCTAAGAAAAGATAGTTTAATGCACTCAATAGGCGGAAGTATGTCTAAAACTTTAAATAACTATAATTTATTTTTAATTGATAATAAAAATGTAGGAGACTCTACATTAGAGTCTGGAAAAAGACAATTATTAAAAGATGAAAAATTCCAAACGCTGTCATTTTCTAGCGAAACTGATTTATCTAAACTCAAGAGATTTGGATTGATGAGACTTACAGAACTATGTGTAGATTTTCTTTTTAATCCAGTAAATCCTGAAAAAGAAATTCCTAAGAGAATTCCTGAAAGCCTTGCTAGCGTTGTAAGTTTGACAGGTTCTTCAATTACGGTAATAGGAAATATTGCTAGCATTAGTGGAACAACCATTAACTTTACAACCTCAGTCACAATTAATGATACTACTAATATTTTTGATGAAAAGGGACAATTTATAGGAGCAAAATCAGGAACATCTACTGGAACTGCCCACACACTTACTTCTGCTGGAATATTGACTAATAATGGTTCTGCGGCTTCAAAGGCTATTGTAATAACTGGATTAACAGGAACATTTTTGAAAGGAAGAAATGAAAAAGATTCTTTTCATCAATTGGATAGATTTAAGTTCCATCCACTTAAATGTTGCGTTATTCCTGAAACAAGCGGATATGGGAGCGATGCTACTGCTGTTTCTAATCCAGCAGATGCCGCCGCAGTAGCAAATGATACTGGTTCAGGGGCAACTGTTCTTTCTATTCCAGTAGATACAGAAATTGTTTTGCCTATTGCATTTGAATCTGGAAACTATTCAACACTATCTTCTAGTGCAGATACATTTCCAATAAGACCATTAGGACACTATTTTTCAAATATTCATGGTAAGCCATATAATGGTCTAATTGGTGTTGTCTTAGATAGATTTGGAATTGAGGATGCGGGCGCATTTAAATTGGCAGAAGGTAATACTACTCAGATTTTGAAAGGAGTCGGGGAAATAACAGTTAATGCTGATGAACACCTTATTCTACAAAGCGATGCTCATTTTAAGGGCTTTGAATATGTAGGCGATACTAGCACTTCATACACCACCTCAAGACCATATACTGCTGATGGGGCGATGATGGTCTTTAAGCCAAGATTATTTTTACAAACATCTACTCCAGCCAATTTCACGACAGGAACAATTAATTCTTCTAATGGCAATTTACACAAAAATGCTATTGATGTAGCAACTAGTGATAAACATAATTGTTTCTTAAAGTTTATTGATTTGACGGGATGTTATCTTGTTCCTGAAGCGGGCCGAGATATTGTCGGAACTTCTGTTTCAACTGGAACAAAAGATTTAGCAAAGAGTATGCAAGAGGTAAGAGTTTCTCAATTGATTCATGTAGTCTCGCATGAAGTCAATAATGGCGATATTGACGAGCATCACTTAATTACAGATAGGGCTTTAGCCGCAGGAGCATATAGAATACTTCAACCTAACGAAACTTGCTTTTATGATTTCATGCCTAAAGAATTACACCTTAATACATTAAAATCTGAATACACTAAAAAAGCAAATAAAAATGAAGTGTATATAGACGAAAAAGAAAGTTATTTCTATAAAGATGGAAATGATAAATCGGGAGATAACTCTTATCGGGATGAAGGCGTTCTTTCAATGTTTGTCGCCATTGATTTAGATAAACAATCAACAGATGACGGAATTGTAATTGAAGACTCTGAGCAATTTACTAATATTTTACCAACAGGAGATTATTCTCTGTATTATTCTGATGGAAAAAATTCCAAAAGAATACAAACTTCTTCAAAAACAATAAGAAGCACATTACATTCCATAGTTTTAAATGAAATGTTTAATGCTAAAGGAGTTGTTTCTGTTTCGGAAACCTTTACTGCTTCATCAAATGAGCAATTAAAAATTGACCCAACAAGAGCCTGTATTGGTTCAACAGTAAGTATTGGTCTTGAAGGTGAAGACCTTATCAACGAATTACTTGAGCAAGAAGGAATTGAATTTACAACTACTTCAACGGACACACCGATGTATTTAGCACCCAACTATCAAGGTGTAGATTTATATTCTGCAATACGATATATTCTTGATAGAAAGAATATGAAACTTGTTGAGGAAAACAATGTGTTTAAGATTTTCCCTGAAAGCGAAAATTCTTTAAGAACGAATATCACCATTGATGATAGTGGAGAATTTTTAATTTCTGAATTTGATAAAGTTTCAACTCTCTTTGATTTCTTTAACGAAATTAATGTATATGGAAATGCACATAAAGCCATTCGCAAAGACTTGCGCTCAATACAAAAAAGAGGGCGAAAGACATTAGAAGTGGTAGATAACACTTTACTAACTCAAGAAGAAGTAGATAAAAAGGCTACTAACCTTTTACAGATTCATTCTCGTCTTAATCAAAAATTATCCTTTACTATGCAAAACAAAGGAATAAGCCAACTGCGAGTCGGTGATATTGTAAATGTGTTTATCCCAAGAGAGAACATTGAAATGAATGAATTTATTGTATTGGAAATGGAACACCAATTAACAGGCTTTATCAAACTACAACTTGGCCGATACAGTAAAGACCTTTCCGATGTTTTCTCTGAACTGCTGATTTCAAGTAAAGAAACAAAAGCAGCATTGAGAAGCAACGACTTAAACACGCAAGAAGTCTCTTTTAATTTCCTTGATACTGTGGACACCAAAGAACTTAAATTGTTGGTTCGGAAGAGAAGTGCGGGAGGCGCAGGTCGGACTCTCGGCTTTGGAGCAGCGTTAGGATTTACTACTGCTTTAGGATTTACAGGTGGAGCAATCACAATTACTGATTTAGTGGAGGAAGATTTAGCATGATTACAGATGAATTAAAAACATTGATTGCCACACATATTAAAGATAACCTCTTTGATACCGCAAAAATTGGACTTGGGGGAAATGCTACTAGTCCAACTGCTACCGATTTAGATGTTCCTTTATCCGCCTCTACAACATTAACAATTACAAATTCCACATTAAATGTTATTGAAGTTAAAGTGTCAGTAGATGGGCAGAATATTCAAGGACAAGTTATTCGTGAAGTTGGTCTTTTTAGAAACACAGGTAATCCTGCCCCAAATGATAAAAAAATGGTATATAGAACCAACTTTCAAGGAGTTGGCCCATTTTCCACAACAGAAACATTAGAACTGTTTATATTGTTGGAGGTTGAGTAATATGGTAAATAATCCGAACTTTTATGGACAAAGCACACATGGAACACCAAATCAAATTGAAGATGGTGTAGATTTTCCCCATACTGGGATAGTTAAAGCACTATCACATGGTTTAGGTCAAAACTATGCAATTAGTGGTTTTAACATTACTGTTGATAGCGCAACACAAATTGATGTAAGCGCAGGAGTTGTTTTTCGTGATGGTAGAAAGTTATCTGTTCTTGGGGCTAATAATTTGACCTTAAGTTCAACACATACAAATGGTTATCATTTACTAGTTGCCCCAATTGAAAGTGATGAAGATAGTAATGGCTCAACTCCCGATACATCAACGGTTGTTTTAAGAAACCCTACTGCGGCTGATAAAGTTCCTGAATATACGGCAGGAGACACTATTATTGCGGTTATTACCCATAACGGAACTGCGAATGTAGGTATTCAATATCTTACTGTTAATAAAACTGAAAACAGTTTAAGCATTGGTAGAGACAATTCTGGCTATACTGAGGGTTTAACAATTCAAAGCAACGCTGGAGATATTGAAATTGAGGCTTTAGAGCAAGATAAGGATATTATTTTTAAAGCAAATGATGGCGGAGCATCAACAGAAGTAATGAGAGTAGATGGTTCATCTTCAAGAGTAGGTATTGGGGCAACAGCACCCACAGCCAAATTAGAAGTGAAAGGTGATACAGCAATTTCAAGAAGTGTTGATTCGGGACAAACAAGAACGCTAAGCATAGAAGGGGCAAGAAACGCAGCGGGAACTGATTACGCTAGAATTGATTTAGAAAATTATGATTCTAACGGCCCTACTTCTTATGTCGGTGCAAGAATTAGCGCAGTTAATGAGGCAGATGGAGTTAATGATGGAAGTTTAGTATTTTCAACTAATAACGCAAATGCAGGAATAGCAGAAAGAATGAGAATTGATGATGCAGGAAATGTGGGTATTGGCACAAATGCTCCTTCAGAAAAATTGACTGTTTCTGGTAATATTAGGGCTAGTGGCGATATACAAATTGATGGGGTTCAGTATAACCAATTTCAAGATTTATCAGACGATATAGCAACTGGCTATCACACTATTGCTCACATTGATGGGTGGAATGGAGCAGGTAATGGCTCATCAGCAAATCAACAACAAAGGGGAATAGGAACATTTTTTATTAGAAATACCGATTCTTCAAGACATCAAAGTATTATTTTAACAGCCAGTCATTTGTTTGGTGCGGGGAATGGAAATGGAATAAGTGTTGAACATGCCAGTCATTTCTCTACGGTAGGTATTAGCGCAGTAAGAATCAAAGAAGGCTCTACTTATGATGGGGCAGTTCTGCAAATACAAATAGCAAATGCAACAAACAATATTGAGGTTTTTCTTAAAAATAACTTTCAAGAGGATGGTTGGGTTTTAAATGATGCTGTGGCAGATGCAGACAATACAGCACATGATAATCTAGGAGTAGGTAGCAGTAATAATTATTCTGCCTTTAACATTGTTTCTACAACCGACATTACCGGAATAACGGGTAATGGAAGACATATTCAAGGAAGATTAGTTGTTGGAAGTATTCGTTCAGGTGGAGACATTGAAATAGATGGTAGTTTAAATCATGATGGTTCCAATGTAGGTTTTTATGGTATTTCTCCCGCTACTCGGCAATCTGTTGGTGCTTTAGGAGGTAATGCTATTAATCCTACTGCGGGGGCTGGTTTCGTAGACCCTACGGCAACAGGGTTATTTACCTCAGACCAAGGGCTTTATTTGGCTAATGTAGAACAAGAAATTACTAATCTTAGAACTAAGTTAGATGCATTAATTACGGCTTTAACAACTACTGGGTTAATTTCATGATATTTTATTTATTTCTACTAAGTTTTGTATTTGGGTTTGTTATAACTTGGTTCGCAATTGAACCAGAGCAAAACCTCGTCATTTGGACGAACAAAAAATAGGATTAATGAATTTTTAAAAAATTCACAAAAGTTGAAAAACCAAAAAAAAAGAGAGGGAGCATACGCTCCCCCTCAATTTGTTTTTTCCGACCAAATGGCATTACAGGCTCGGCATTCCCATAACTTTGTCTGTTCAGTAGAACCGACATAAAAGCCAAGTAATCGTCTTGCTACTGTTTTTTCTTTACAGTAGAAACATTCTTGCTTCAATCCCATATCATCACTTTTGGCTATCTTCGCCCATCAGCCGCTTCATGTATTCTTCAACGCTTTCATCGGTGATATTTGTTCCACCGAAAGCGGCAAAGAATAGAAGCATTAAAACGCTGATGAAAAAGAATAAACCAATCCATTCCCATGTCGTCATTACCACATCACCTCTAATTCTTTATGTTCTCCCTTTTCTAAGGAAAAGGCTTTAACAATACCGTTATCTTGTCCGTATTTCCAAAGGTCATAGACTAATTGAGTATCTTTCATACAATACTCAACTACATCATCATATTGACCCATCTTCCATAATTTAGGTGCATCAGCACTTTCCATTAATTTAGCATCATTCATGGTGCATTTAACTAGATTTTTTAGTTGAAATCTTTCACCGTGTTCTTTTAACAGGATTCTTGAAGTATCAATAAATTGCTCTTCTTTGATATACTTATTAATGCAATAAATATCCATCGCATCTCTAAGAACAGGCAAATCAAACCCTTTAATATTGTGCCCTAACAATAGTCCTCCCTTTTGAAAATGATTATCTAAATCATATTTAAGTTCGGATAGGGACTTTACGGTATGGCCCGACTTAGCAAACGATTCAACAGGTTCATCAACATAAACCGTTCCATTATTTCCATCCCATGTTGCTACGGTTGAAACTTGAAACATATGCGTATTACCGAAACCACCAATGTCATACGACATATTTTTGGTTTCCAAATCAATAGCCAATACAGACATATCATTCACCGTTAGACCAAAGTTTGCTAATCTTTTCTTCTTCCTTGTTCACCTTTGGTTCCTCGTCAGTATCGGTTCGTCGCTTTAAAAAGCACACGATTTGCTTATTCGCAACAATTAGTTGCGAACAACATTCCCATCCATCGTCGCCATAAGTGTTTAGAGTATCAATAATCACTTTTGGCCCCTTTTCAACTTGAAACACTAGGTATGTGTTTTCCCACTTCATTCTTCATCACTCCTTATCAACTTAATGTAAGTCCTATTGCTTGGCCCTTTTTGTTCTTCAAACTTGTGTCTAATAACATCAAAGTGTCTATACACTTGCGCTCTTGATTTTTTAGCCTTTGTTCGGACTTCTGTTAAGAGAGTAGTCTTATTGACGAAACCATCGTCATCTTTCTTCATTTTGTTATAAATATCCATAAAGACTGATTCAAGCGAGTTTTCGGCTATGCTCTTGCGCTTCGCTCGTAGGCTTCGCTCTAGCCAATCAACCAATGTCATATAACACTGTCGGACAATTGTTGCTGCTTGACGGACATTATGCCCAGTAACAATGAATTGTTGGTCTTTATCTTTAATTGAAGGAGCAGATGCAACACTACAAAGAACAGACATTTTATACAGAATCTTCATCAAACGGGTGGTAAAATTACCCGCAATTTTAGCAACATCGGGTCGGGTGTTTTGAAGATACATACGCATACTTTCGTATTCAAGTCTTAGAACTTGATTAAAGTCTTGAGTATATTTCATAGTTTTAAGTGGGTCGCCACCGACTTGATTGAATCTTTCACGGGTTAATTCATAAATCTTATACAAAGCATTCGCATATTTATCAATTGGTTGATTAACTTCTTCAACGGTTCCTGCTTTCTCAATTTGTTCAAGACGCATCTTGTGTTGAATAAACTCAGGAACTTCCCAAACATACAAAAGCATTCTTTGAAGAACACCCTTTTCAGCCATTACATCATTAAGATTACTAGGTGGATAAGTCATAGCCAATACTGAACGCTCACAAAAACATTCCATAATCATGCCACCAAAAGAAGTCAAAGCCTTAGAAATAATCCAAGATTCGCCCGCTAATGAGTTCATCAAAGTATTGAGATAAACAATTGAGTTTTCTTTATGCTGGCTTTGCTTAAAGATACCTGAATATTCAAATTCATCCCAATGAGCAAGACCATTTCCTTCTAAAACTCCTGGCCTTCTTTGATATTCAATTTCGCCATCATCATCTACTTCTTTATCATATCCGCCAATAAGAACTGAATCTGTATAATCAGTCACACCGAATGTATTGAAAATACGATTCATTGGTAGATTATTACGAACAAAAGGAGGATGATTGTTTGCAGAATTAATCATCGCAAATGTTTTTTCTGCCACTGGCCCAACAAAGTTCCACATAGTAGATTTGCCAGTTCCGCTTGTTTGAACCCAACAAAAGTGGATTCGGGTATCTTCATGGTTTCTTCCATTAGGAATTGTGATAAAATCTTTCACTACTTGGCCAAGGATATTAAAGAAACTAATACCAGCAGGAATATCATTGTAGTGTGATACTTCAACTGCTGATGATTGAAAGTCTCTAACGACTTTAGGCAAGGCTTCGCTGAAAACACCTGCGTTTGTTTCAAATATTTCCATGTATTCTTCTTCATTATATTCTTCATTCATATTTTCACCTTCTCTTCTGAGTTTAATGTGGAGAGTATTCTTTTGGCTAAGGTTTCTCCGATTCCTTCAATGGCTTGTAGTTCATATTCCGAACACTCACCTATTTCCATAATAGAACCAAATTGTTTTATTAGTTCTTTTGCCTTCTTAATTGATACTCCTTTAATACTAGACAATAAATCTAGCCGCAAATCATCAGTAGTTAATCTTTTAAATACTTGAGGTGCAATCACATCTCTTGTCATTGGTTTCATTTTGCATACTGCTGTAATAATCAAAGCCGCCTCTTCTTCTGTTTCAACCCATACTGGTTTTACATCTGTATCAAGAATTAGCCTACCAATTGCACCGAGAAATTTATTATTGAGCATGATGCTTCTTGTTCCGATGGGCATTTTGCTTTCCGAGTTTTCAACTACATTAATAATTGCTTCATCAAGACTACCATGAATAATCACTACATTTGTTTTATAGTGCCTATCCATATTATCAATTTGAGTCCATAATCTTTTTGTCATTACTGAACCTAAAAAGTCGGTTGTTGATTTTGCTTCAAAACAAACATCATCGTAGATATAGTCGCCTATCTCAATCCAACGCTGTTCGTATTGTATATTTAAGCCCTTTGCTTTTTGCATAACTAGTTTAGCCAATTTGGACTTCTCTCTTGAATCAATTACTAGCATTTGAATACCTCCAACATTTACCTACACAAAATCCTTCGCTGATTAATTTATCACAATGTGGCGTATTGTAGTTATTGAATACTGTAAATCTTGCATGTTTTCTCGTTTCATTTTTATCCCAATCAAGCCATACTGAATCAGAATCAGCAAAAACTCTTTCAAGTTCTTCAACAGTTAAGTCAAGCACTTTCATTTTCTCTTGTCCTGAAGACAAATCACGATAGCCCGAAAGCAAATCACGATACCAAGAAACAAGGTATGCTCTCGCCATATGCGAGGGATTCTCCGTCATTACTGCATTATGCAAACAAGGCAACATTGGGAGTTTTCCTACTGTATCGGGAACCGATACTTCGCCTTCTACCGCCTCAATGGGGGGTGCATCGGGAAACACGACCTCATTTTTTCCGCCCTTTTGGAAGGGGATAAGGCGTGGCTCTTTAGCAATTTCAAGAATATCTTCAACTTCACACATAAGGTCAAATCGTGTCAGGGGTATGCAATAATAAGGATTACCATTTTCATCTGAAGATGACATATTCACAGTATTTGGAATACGGCGTAATCTCGTTGTTTGTCCTACTCTATCATCAAGGCTATTTTTGCTACCAACTTTTGATGATAAATAGGCTTTAATTTCCCGGAAAAGAGTTTGCACATTTCTCATATTATTTGTTTTTTTACCAAACAAAAATAGATGAAAACCACGACCTGAAAAGAAAAGCGTATGTAGATAATCTTTTTGATGGACTAATTGCATTACCACTTTAACATCCCTCCAAGCCAAATCTAATTCATCTTCATGTGCATCAAAATCAAGAAAGATTCTATCAATAATTACTGAGGATTCTACCTTTGCTTTCTCCGAAAAATGCTGGAAATCATAGACCGTAGTATATACATTCGTCCTGTTATTTTGAGCATTAATAAAGTTAGCATAGTCATTCCTCGCTAAGACGACTTTTCTTTTCATTTGTGGGGCGTTCTTGATGTGGCTTCCCGCCCATACTTCCCTCGGAAATTTCATTTGTATTACCTCCAAAATTAATTGTTGCTCCATTGAGCAGTTGTTTGATTGTCATAGCAATTTCGCCATTTAAGACTGTCATTACTGTTAATTTAAGCACATCTTCAAAATATGCTCCTACATAATCGTCTTTGATTCTTAAGTCCTGAACCAATTTAAATTTCTCAATAATAGACATTTCTGAATAAATATCTTGCGATAGATTGGCTACTGTATCATTGAGATTAGAAATCTCATTGAATGTCCAATTTCTTCCAAGCACTTTCTTTTCAATTAAATCTTTCATTATAACCACGCATCCTCTTGTGCCGCAGGACAAATACCATAAAAGGAACACCAATTAGAACAGGTTTGTCTCCAGAAACTAGTGGGAAATTCCCCTTGTTCATAAGTGTAAATCAACTTAGCAATATTATCCCAAAGTGCAGTCATTGACCGCTTTTTAACTGGTTCAACAGTGATGTGATTAGCGGCTGGATAATACCAACCCCAATGAGATACTTCCATGTCTTTTGTTAGGCCGTGTTTTTCAAGCACTTCTTCGGGAGCATTTTCAATCATCACTTGATAGAAAGCCATCTCTTGACGCATACTGCTATACTTTGAGTCTTTCCAACCGCCTGTTTTATATTCAAACGGAATCAATTTGCCGTTTTCAATAAACACACGGTCAATAATCCCTTGAAGTCTCACAACATAATCCCTTTGTAAAGGATATTTCTTACTTACATTTTGAGGAACAGTAATTTCACAATCAAACATTCGCTCGTTAATAACAGGTAAGTATTCATCAACTCTTCCTTCACTTCTTGCTTCTATAAACCGTTGTGCTTCAAATGCAGCAACAGTCAAGGAAATATCAAAATAATCATCAATAGGCATAAGTGATGTGCAATACTCAAGCACTTCAGTATTATTCATACTTTCGGCTTTCTTAATATCAAACACATTAAAAAATTCTTCACGGTTATTGTGAAGAATTGTTCCCTTTCTCATGGCTTCTGTTTGGTCTTGAGGCAATCTTTGAATATATGAAAATTCATATTTTTTATTGCACCAAGCAAACGCACCAACAAGAGAAGACTTGCTAATTTTTAGAATTGGTTTTGAAGGGTCGTCATAATCTTCTGCTTTCCAATCATAGGTAAATGGCCTCATTGAGTTAATTCTTGCTTCGTATTTTTCATCTGTGTTCATATTTTCACCACCATTCGTCAAGGCTTGACTGTATTTTTCCTGTGCGTATGGCCGATGTGTCCCATCCCATAGCCTTGAAAATGGGTTCCGCCTTCTTGATAACCTGTTGCGAATAGAAGGCTAAGTCTGCTCTACAACTGCCTAAATCCTTAGCGGTTGTGCCTGATATGTATTCAACTTCTCGCCTTTCATGCGTTAAAGGATGCGTATAAAAATCATTTACACCCTTTACTTTTAAGTAAATATAAGAGTCATCAAAATTAGCATCTTTCTTTTCCCAAGCATATAAAACGCCAGCAATACCTGAACCAATTGTCGGCTTCTTTCCCTCAAGAGTAGTAAATTGTTTTGTTGGAGTAGCGCACTTTTCACAAACTTCATGCTTTAAATGAACACAATCACGCAAATGATACTGTGTTTTACATTCAGGGCATTTTACTGTGAAACGATTTTTCCTTAGACGACTTCTTTTAATAAGAGGCATTATGCTAATCTGCCCATCAAGAACGGTTGTATATTCTCTGTGTAAGTATTGCACAATTTCTGCTTGTGTTTTACCTTCAACCCACATTTTAAGAGTATTAGTTTGAACTCTCTTTGCTAATTTTGTTTCACTAACTCGCTTTGCCGTAAAGCCAGTCATGCTAAACTTTGGCTTTTCTAACCATTCTCCATCTTCCCAAGATACTAAACCTGCATTTCTGTTTTTGGTTGTTCCTACACCCAATGCCGAATAATACTTCTCAAACTCAAGAACAACAGGATGATTGTCTAATCCCATTACATTAGGAAAACTCTCACGCACTTTTGCCTCAATCTTTTTAATTGATTTTTGTGCTTGTTCCACCGAATCTATCTGCACATAGATAGAATCTGTATGTCCATAAACTACTTTCATATTATCATCTCAAAGTAAAAAGCATACCAACAGGTTGTTTTTGCATTTTAGCAACTTCATCTTGAAGTTCCATAATCTGTCTTTTAACTAATTTAAGAGAACGCAGTTTGATTTCTAAGTCCTCTAATTCTTCTTCTAGGTGCTCTTTCATTTTCTTTATTTCTTTCAATGTTTCAAAGTAAAATTCTTCATCCTTCATAATACCACCACCAGTAATGTAATAATTGTTGCGATATTAACTACATTAACCATCATTAATATTTTATTGCTTCTGCTAATCATCATCAATAATTCCTCCAGCAATTCATTCGTCCTGTCCATCATCATTTTCATTCACTCCCTGTTCAATATCAGTAATGATTGCATTCCGTTTAAGATTGTTCATCATTTGAAATATCTCTTTCACTTCTTGCATAGTAATATCCCATGTTTCTTCTGTGTCATAAGACACTTTTACTGTAATGTATTTTGTTTTCATACTTCCATCTCCTTTGCTTTATAGTAATAATGATTCTTTCTCATATTTTCTGTGTCTTTAAGTGGCTGTAAGTTTTCTAAAGCCCAACACTTCTTGAAGTCTTCATCCTCCATAGATGTAAAATCAAAGGAGGCTACGGGTTTAATATGGTCTATGTGCCAAAGACCGTGATTATCCCAATTCATCCAATCATCAAATTGGTTTTCTAAATGAGTTCTCAGTTCTTCCATAGTGAAGGATAGCCCTTCAAAGTATATACTTTTATGAATAATGCCTTTCATACCTCTTCTTACTGCGTCTTGAACTGCCCAATTAAGTTTGTTTTTAGGTTGTTTTTGCCAATTATTAAACTGACATTTTCTTGAACAGAAAATAATTTTTTTAGCCCTCGTTGTTGGCGTAAAGAGTTTATTACATTCCTTACATTTAATGTTTTCCAATGGTGGCCTCTTCGTTTCCCGCCATTTTTTCTTTCGTTCTGTAATATACTTTCTATTCTTTTTTTGATATTCAGATTTTTTAATCGCAAGAGTTTCTTTATTTTGTTTTCTCCATTTAGCAGAATATTCTTTAAGATGAGTTTTTTTGCATTCTAGGCTACAAACCTTTTTGTCGGAACGACCATGAGTAAAGGTTTTTTTACATACAATACATTCTTTCATTCTTCCATCTCCTTTGCAGCAAAGGCCGCTAATCTAATTGCTTCTCTTGCACTTGCAGTAATAGATGCCGCTAAATCAACATCAGCCCAACCAAAGCCCTGAAAAGCAACAATGCCATAAAAAGAGGCCATTAGTCGCTTTACTGCCATTTGATTGTTATACCACTTTGCATACTCGCCATTGTCCGTTTCTCTTGCCTCTCGCATCAGTCGTTTATATTCATTTCGCAACTCCTTCAATTCAAGAACGGCTCTCGGCAGTAGGCCGAGTTTATCTGTTTTGTAATAAAGTATCTGCTCATGCTTTGTTTCGCTAAAGTCTCTTGGGGTGAGAATATTAACCGCAAATTCAGTAGGTTCTACTGACTTAGTTTCCCAACTAATATTGCGAGCAATCATCATACTAGGATATAGACCAGCAAAATCAAAGGCGGCTACATTTAAATGTAATCCGTTTGTTTCTTCACTTAATGGGTCATAAATCATCGCACCTTCGTATTCTTGTCTTTTATCCACTTTACTACCAGTTGGTGCTTTCCAAGTAGCGTTTCGCATAAAGTAAATAGAACCCATATGGCTTGCATAAAAACAAGCATCAAATGGTGCTTTCAACAGTCGTTGAAGAGAAAGGATTGCTTCACTACAAAAGTTAGTTTCATCAATCTCAACCATCAATTCAACATCTCTCAAAGCATACTTGAGATATGTTTCTGTATCTTCTAACCAAGCCCTGCGATAAAATTCATTGGTGTCTGGAAACTTTTCCGATACTAACTTCTTCTTATCAAGAACAGTTTCACCGATATAATCAAGAGAAAGAGAAGGTAGTGTTCCTCTTTGAGAATCATTCCATTGTCTTTCAAATGCCAAGTCCAAAGAAAGAGTAATTCTCCCACCAATAGGTTGTTCAATTGGAGAAAAACCTTTCTCTGAATATTTAAACTCATAGCCATCTTTTACTGTCTTTACTCCCTTAATGGTCGCCGTGGGTGAAATAATGCGAGGGTCAAGACCCACCGCACAAGCCCGTTCAAACAACTTTGGTAAATCAGCAAAATGACCAAACCAAGCAATTAACATATCGGGGTCGTAAATAATCATTTCTGTAAAGAAATGTTCAATCATATCTTTTTCAGTTTCAAAAACCCAAGAATTAAATTTTGGTAATGAATTGCTAATTGATTTATCCATTTCACCCGTATATAAATTCTCTTCAAATTCATTAGGAAACCAACTCCATTGAAGATATTCTTCATCATAGTTATCATAAACAACAATTGTAGTCAATTGGTCGTGATATTCACCGCCTTGTTGCCATTCCATATCCCAATACCACTTACGCATTTTATATTCAGGCATTTCATGTAATTCATCTACACAATACCGAAAGTGAAAAGGAACATCGGCTTCATAGGTTTCACCGAACATATCCTTTGCTTTTCGCATATCGTGAGAAGTCTCAACAATTACTTTCTTTAAAGGTTCATTGTTAAGATTAACCCAATCACCACGAACATACTCAAATTCCCGACTAATATATTTACTCGGCTTATATTCAAATGGTTCTGCGCTGTCTTCCTTTACATAAAAATAAGGCCGGAAAGGAATAATCTCATATTTCTTCTCTCCGTTCTCTCTCCACGATTTGTATATTCTATTTCCATCATTCATTCTACTAATTATCATTATTATTCACCCTGAAATATGTGGTGCTTTCAACAGTATTCTATCATTGGCTACTACTAAAAGAGGAAAGTCATCTTTTACATAAAAATTCAACATTTGGTCTTTCTCAAAGAAAGCATAGATTGGTGAACTAAACTCCATCGTAGCAGGTTCTCCGGTAGGGAAAGCAGGAGTTATTGTTTCTTCGTATTTATTTGTAATATCTTGTCGTGTTGAAATATTCAACAAGCCATTATTAAAATCAATTTTATATACTCCACTTTTGACCAGTTCACAGGCTTTAATTGCATCCTGTAATTGTCGTTGTGTGAGCGTAAATGCTCCTTCAAACTTAGATTTACCAAAGTTAAAAAGAGTCTGAGGCTGAATCTCATATGAAACAGGATTCAACATGTTTTGGATTCTTGAGATAGCATCAGCGTTTGGGTGATTAACAACCAAAGGTATAGAAGCCTTTTTTGTCCCGCAGTTAATGACAATGAAATCACCAACCGAGAAAACGATGTCCTCTCCGCCAAAGTTTTTCAAATAAGGGATAACGGTTGCACTATCAAAACAAACTCGGCCTTGTTCTTCAACATTAGCATCAAGACTAATCTTAACACAAAAGGTAGCATTTCCATTCCAAATTTCAATAGAAGCAGTATCAGCCACTAAATAGGCATAAGTGCCAAAATTAGTTGAGCCAAAACCACTATTGGTTGTTCCTTTGCCTCTTACTTGAACGCTTTCTAATGCTTTCTTTAGGGTATCACTATCAATTGTGAACTTCAAATTAATCCCTCACGCAATTCAGATATTCCTTCCCAAGAAACTTTACCACTACCAACGGTTAATGTTTCCCAAGACCTACCCACTAGTTCGGTGTTGGTTTTACTGCTAAGTAATTCAGCCTTATATACAACATCATTCTTTTTGCGTGTTCTTCTCGTAGTAATAATTTGATACAGGTAATCACCCCAGTTATGCCAGTTAGGTTTAGAGCCAATAACTTCTCCAGTTGCACCATAATCAGCCTTTGAATGCGTAATGTAGATTTGGTCGCAATTAAGATTCTTGCACATCATCAAAAGAGAATAGAACGGTGCATTTCTTTTACCCCATTCAAATTTCATCTTTTGTGGTTTTCCAATCTTTGAAGAGCCAGTCACATTTAATGTGCAACAATCAAGCCATTTATCTACGCCGTCAAAAACAAAAAGACAATCTTCTCCTTCTTCAATCTTTGATTTAACAAATAAAACAAAGTCTTCTGAGTTTGCTTCCGACTTTTGAATATCCAATTCACCATTTTTGTTTCGGACTTCAGGATTCCAAAGAGTAATCCTATCAGTCATTTCATGGTTTTGTCTCCAAGTTGGTTCGCAACCATCATCCCAATCCAAAACATAGATTTGTTTGTTTGGAAAATCAAGAGCCAAACCGCTTTTAACTGTCTTTGGTTCTCCCCAAACACCACAAATAAGACGGTTGCTTCGGGCTTTTCTTCCTTCCGTTTGTTTTGCTAGTTTGTCTCTAAATGCAATAACTCTTGCATTTTGAGACATCCCTTCTTCTACTGCGCTCGTATTTTTATTGCTAGTTAATCCCATTTTTTCACTTCTCCTTTAATATCTTCTTCTTCAAAATCCACTTCTAATCCTTTAGCCTCTGTCCAAGAGTTAAATAACGCTTTTACAGATTCAATATCATCAACCATTATTTTGGTTTCTTTACTTCCAATGTGGAAGTTGATAAGATAAGAAGTCTCGTCTCTTTCATTAAGTCGGTAAGTCATGAATTGAACATCTTTCAAATCAATAATCCAACTACCAGACTTAATAACAAATTCTTCAGCGATAAACGCTGAATTAAAATTACTAATGTAAATGTATTCCATATTTTTTCACCTTTTTAAGATAGAGGCTTCGCACCTCTATGGCCGTCATTAACGCCAACGACTACACAACGATTGGTTTTAATCAAAACCAGTCAAAGTCCTCTTCAACAGGAACAGAAACCTCAACAACTGAACCATGGCGAACAGTGCAGTAAAGACCAGCAACATTGATAGTTGTTGGTTCAACTCCTTCATCGGTGGTTCTTTGGCTTGTTCGGCCAATTACTATGACAGAAGAACCAATACCAAAGTCAAGAGTCAAATGCTCAGGAATCCAGCAAGTAGTAATGCCCGACTCGCTAGAGTCATAATCCATTTCTGCATTTAAATCAGTTAAGTTAATGATTCTGTTTCCGTTCTTTGTTGGAGTCATATTCATATTACAGACTGTTCCATCTGTGATAATGTATCGTTCCTTTGAAGGAAGTGCTTGACGGTTAATGTGTGCTTTATCCATATCAACGAGAGGAACAAGATGAGATTCAAAGTTTTCTCGCAGACAGTCCTCAAAGTCAAATGTGGACATATCACGATAAAGTTCATTATCGGGATTCATTTCTGCATTAAGAGAAAGACTGTTAAAAGTCAAATCTTTAGCACCGTAAATGTCAGTTCCATTGTCGTTAGCAACGCAAAGGAAATGCACCCATTCAAAAGTATTTGGTGCAAAATCTACCCCGCCTTGATTTTTGTAGGAGAAGAAATACGGTTTCATTTCTCCTGTTCCAATTGAACCAAAGAAAATACCGCTTCGTCGCATTTGTTCTGCTGGAAGAGGCTTACCGTAATTATTGTTTTTACCACCATTCATGTAGGTAGCAGTATTATCCAATGGGATAAAGAAGCGACCATCTTCTGTTTCTTCTGCTCCCGAAGGAAGAGTGGAAATAGTCTTCTCATTGTATTCTCCATTGTGATAGCGGGAAACAACCCACTTACCAAGGGCATTTTGCGAAGCAATAGCCACAATACCTTGCTCAAGAGCATTATCAGAATCACGCATAAATTCCTCTTTTGCTTTCATTCTGTTCCAAGCCATCATGTCTCTTGGTGCATCCAATGACACAAAGAAGCCAAAGGCTGCTTTGTAGAAAGAATCATTATCTTTCTTTTCATCACCATCGTTATTCTGTGTTCGCTTCACATTCGCAACAAAGTTTCGCCAAAGACCCTTAGCGATAGGGTTTGTTGTTTCAATGCTGTTTTCGGAACAAATCTCTTCAAACTTGTTCTTCGCTTCTTCAACGCTCAAGCCGATAGCCTGTGCGCCCTTTTCAATTTCTGCTTTCATGTTTTCTTGCATGTTTTTCACTTCCATATTTATTTTTCTTTGTCCAAATCTATGATAATTGGCTTATTAGCCAAGATGCTAAAACCTTGGGAGTCATAGTGGTTGAACGCCATTCGCTTTCTCCTATGGTTCTTAAAATTTTGAATTTGATATTACTTTCTAATTCAGTTTGAATTACCGCATCATGCAAGCCAATACAAATTTCACGGATAGTAAATCCGTTATGTAAGAAATCGTGTATTGTGCTTAATGCGAATTTTTCTTTATTTACAATTTTCATTAACAATTTTTTGTATTCGTTTAATCCCGCTTCAATTTGCCTTTTGAGGGTAGAATTGCTGGCCTTTGCCGCTTGCAGTTCTGTAATCGCCCTCCGCATATCACCATTCATAGCATATATAAAGGAGTCCAATTCATCAACAGAGAATCGGGTTATTTCTTCAGCCTTGAGAATTGAAGTTAATACTTCTAAAACAGCCTCATTAGAGAGTGGCTTAAAGTGATAATTTGCACACCTACTTTGTAATGCAAAGATAATCTTATTTCTATCGTTGCAGGTAATAATGAAACGAATATTACTTGCATACCGTTCCATGATACGCTTTAGTGCATTTTGGGCATCAGTTGTCATACCATCCATTTCATCTAATAATACGATTCTAAATGGTGCATCACCTATTGTTCCACTTTGAGCGATATTCTTAATTGTTGTTCGCACATTCTCTAATCGTCTATCATCAGAAGCATTTACTTCAACAAAATTATCTTGAAAAGAATCACCTAAGATTTCTCTTCCAATTGTTAATCCTGCTCCTGTTTTACCATTTCCAGGATTTCCGTATAACAAGATATTGGGCATATTATTTTCTTCAACCCAACCTCTTGCATCAGAAACAAAGTGTTCTTGTCCTATTACTTCATTTAATTTTTTTGGTCTATATTTTTCTGTCCATAACATATTTATTCCTCTGCGATTGCATATATCTTAGTGTTATTATTTAACCTATCAAATACACTAAAGGGCTTTCTTTTAAGATGTTGAGCCAATCTATGTGTAGTAATACAGGTATTTTTTAATTTAGGTAGAGATATTAAAGTAGACTTTAATTCATCTGCCGTCATCGGCCCTTTTTCTCTTAGAATTTTTTCTGCTTCCTTTATTGCTAGTTTCATTCCTCTTGTTCTAGGCATAGTATTCCTCCAATACTGTTTGTGTGGCTACTACTGGCGTAGTTTTCTTTCTACGCCTCTTTTCACCAATTTTAAGCAAACGACACTCAGCATTGTTGAGTTTCTTTTTTGCTTGTTCCTTAAATGCTTCATCCTTCAATAAATCAGGAAGAAGCCTTTGGTTTTTAACTCCCAATCTTCTCGCTAGTTTGGGTATCTGTGAATAGGCTCTTCTTTTTGGCATATTTAGTTGTCCAACAAAACCGCCTATATGAGAATAAGCAAGCATTTCATAAAAATACTTTTGGCTCCATCTTCGCTTAACTCTTCCATCAACAAAAATTAACCTATTAGGGTGCATATTTTCAGACAACCATGATAAAATCTGTGTGTCTGATGGTTTGTTAAACCATAATATTTCGGCAACCAAGTCTCTATTTCTCTCCTTGAGAAAACCATTCACAATAGAATAGGTATCTCTATCTAAAGAGAAAGGACTCTCGCTATTTGGAGCGATTTCTTTAATTTCTTCCTCAAGAAAATTATGAGAACCTGCTCTTTTTATTTTACACATATCCTTAATTTCTTTAGGAACAGATTTTTGGTTAATAGAAGTCAATACTACTTGACCACGGTAATTGCGTATGATATGCAAAATTGCTGACTTATCAGGTTTGTAATGCACATCTTCAATAACGATTCCGTTCTCCACAGGAAACGAACCTACATCAAAATCAATATCGTTTGCATATAGAACGATTGGGTCATTTACGAAAGTAAGTGCCTTTGTTGATTTTCCAGTTCCAGTTTTACCCGTTAGTAGGATTGTTCTATTATCATTATTTCTATTTGTTAGTCCCATTAAATTACCCCTTTCAATTCAAATATTCTATCAAGTCCACTTGATGTTCTATGTCTATTCTCTGATATTAATTCAACAAGTTCTCTAAATGTTCCCCATTCTCCTTTTGCGTCAGGTAATGCAGGAACTAATTCTGTCAATTTATACAGATTTTTTATCCCACCAATCTTTAGAATAGGCTTCGGTCTTGTCTTTGACTCTTTTTCTTTGTAAGAAGAAGTAATCTCATGTTGAAGAAGCGTTCTTTCAACTGCTCTAAGAAATGGTTCTTCAGCACGAAGGATAATTTTCACCCTCACACGATAGCCTATTTGAGAATCACTGGCCCTTTCAATATTAAAATCCAATTTACCAGCAGTTAGCAAGATACCAATTAACATATCTTTACTATACATAAATATCAATCCTGCATGTATTCTGTATTTGAAGGCCAATAGCCATTCGGTGCAGTATTGGTTTCAAGCCAAAAGAAATGTGCCGCAGTTAAACGAGAATCGCCCCGTTCAAGAGCGTTCTCTTCTGCGTTGCTTATAAGATTAGAAATCGCTGTTTCAACCCATTGAGTAATGAAATACTTTGCTTCATTTGAAATCTGAAGGTCAGTCGTTTCTTTAATTAATTGAGTTATATTAATTTTAGTAGTAGGTTTAGGTTTCTTATAGGTTGGCTTTTCTGGAACAATGATTTGATTATCTTTGATATAAGGACAATACTTTTGTAAAACTAACTTGGGTCTTCCTTGCTCATGTAGAATATTTTTTAAGTGAGCATAGCCCTCTTCATCAATCTTCAAACATCTGTAAGTAATTGCATCAATAATTGTCATTTCTCCTTGCTGAATCATAGTTCATCCCTCGCTTGTTCAAGAATGGCCTTAATTAAGGAAAGGTCTTTCCCGCTTTCAATAAAGCCTAGTGCTGTCAAAAGAATCTGTTGCATGTGTTCATTTTTTTCTAGTTCAGTTTTAAGACCTAGATTTTTAATAATCTTCTGTTTATGATTCTTTACTGTATAGTCTTCCTCGCCTGACTGTTGTTTTAAAACAAATCTTCGTTGATATAGTCTTTCTAAATGAAGCATACAGGTTTTCATCCTAACATTTATTGTTTTAAGGGCTTTATTGGTTTGATTCATACTCATGTCTGAGATTTTTCTACATCTCCCGTGTTCATCGGGAAAATATTTTGTATTCCAAACCGCATTTTCTTTTTCATCTTTCATTCTAATCTCTCCACATCATTTAAGGTATTAATATCTGCAACAAACTTATCATCACGAATACGGACACATCTTGGAAACCTTAGACCCAAGTTGCCTTTTTCATCACGGCTAACCAAATCAGCCTTGACTTCAAGGATAACAACAGGTGAAACAAAGAATCGCCCGTTGTCAAAGGATTCAACATTACGCCGTAGCGTATTAGTGAGGTTGATTAAATCGCTATCCGAGAAGCCGGTTCCACACCAGCCGACGCTGTGATAACCATTATTAGCCCTCACGCCTAACTCGTAAGTGCCGAAAACACTTGCTCGTTTCCCTTCTCCATATTTAGCAGAAAGGATAACAACATCAAGGTTTATCTGCGGAGGTTTGTATTTAGCCCAGAAAACGGAGCGTTTTCCTGATTGATAAGGTTGGCTTGCATCTTTAACGATGATTCCTTCAAATCCTTCGTTGATTGCTTCATGGTAAAAGGCCATAATGTCGCCCTCGGTGATTCGGTGTGCTTGATTCGGCAAGTCTTTCATCTTCTCTAAGCGTTCCGTGTATGACAAATCCATGACTGTTTCGTTATTCAACATGAGACAATCAAAAATGACCCATTCAACCTTGACCCTTTCCATAGCCTCTTGAACATTCTTTGAATGAACCCTTGTTCCCATTTGTTTATGAGGTGCAGGTGCGCCATTTTCCAAGATAGGATAGATTTCACCATCAAGAATAGCGTTTTCAATATCATAGGCTTGAACCAATTCAACAACATCAGGGAATTGCTGAGTTACGATTTTACCCTTACGATTAAAAATCATAGTTTTATCTCCATCAATGTGAATTTGATAGCGATTTCCATCGTATTTGTAATCAACAACAAAATCAGTCGGCCACTTATTCATCGGAACTTCCTTAGCAAGCATTGGTTTTACGAACTTTCCGTAAGTTAAATTACAAGGAGGGGTATTGCCCGCCTCATAATACTGACAAACTACTTCAACAGAATTAAAGTTCAAATGTTTCTTTACATCTGCTTGCTTCTTATTGTAGTGCTTGGCGATAATCTTCGCTACTGTTCCTTCATTGATTCCGTTTCGTGGCGTTCTAAGCATATACCGAATGAACCAGCGTCGTGCGTTTGCAGACATAGCCAAAATTGATTCCTCAATCATTTCAAATTCATTAGAATCAATTTTTCCACAATTCATGTTCAGTAGTCGGTGAACATACTGAACAGAAAAATTTCGTTGCTTTTCTGCTGATGGGTCAAGGTGATAAATTGCTTCGCCCAAATCATTGTGAGCATAAATTAATCCATCAATTTCATCATCAAAAACATCAAAGATTTTAGCCAACCATTTCTTTGCCTTTGCTAAACCAAGACTATTTGCTTCTAGTTTATCTTTGTCAAGAATCTGCAAAACCAAAGAAGGACTACTCTTCTGCGTCGTGAATGTTTCCAAGTCCCGTGAAATCCGACTTATCTGTTGAGTCGGTGTTAATTGGTCTGTCGCTTGTAGCATTCTGCTCATATTTTCCCATGTCATTTTCAATCATCTCCTTATTGTTATTTACTTCTTTAATCAGTTGTTTTAGAAGTCTACTGATTCTTCCTTCATTCTTCTCGGAATAAGTCCACATAGCGTTTGCTAGATAGACCCAATCATTCCTCTTCATTGTTTTCCTCTCCTTCTAGTCTTTGAAGTAGCCGTAAGAAATTCATCATTAATTGCTCAACGACTCTTACTTCTTCGTGCATTTGCATTTCCATAAATCTATGCAACATATGAATCAATGATGCTTGAGTAATCGCTGGTGCTAATCTTGCTAGAGAATCATTAGAATAGATTTCCCAATAGCAGACAAAAGAGGCTCTCGCCAAATAGTTTCCATTAACAGTATCATTATATCCTGAATTGAAGTGGTCAAGGGCTAGTCCCTTGAGGTTCTTCTTCAATTGCTTAGACCAAGAATCAAACTTCTTATTGTTGGTTGTAATCAAATAAAGTTTATTCATTCTTTTCACTCCATTTTTTCCCAAATATATTCTATCCATTCATCAAATACTTCATCATGGTTTTTCATCAACCACATAATTAACATATCGTATCTAACACCTACATTGTATTCCTTACTCATTTTTTTCACCATCCATAAACTCTCTCATAGCCTGATAAAACTTACCGAAACAAAGGTCAATATGTTCTTTTTGAACTCTACAACCTCTTCCACCTTTAGGTGGGACAGTCATACTTTCTTCAACATAGGTAGCAAACAAATCAATAATCTTACCAGCACAAGTCCCAAACCTAGGAACAGCATTATGCCCATATTGCCTATCTTCATTTGCTGCCCGTAGGCTTATCTTTGATTGAACATCACTTACTCTCTTCATTTAATTCTCTCCTTAAAATTTGTAATAACAATTTTGCTTCATCAACATTCAAACGAATGCCTTTATTCGTTGGTTTGTCATTACGATACCAACGAATATCCATGACCTCTATATTCCAATAGACACCACGCTTTATTTTACAGTCCAGTTCAGCATTACGGACTATGGTTCCTTTAACTTCTAATTCATCTGTCAATTCATCCACCCCTGTTTAAACTTATCAAGTTCCTGTTTTGATGTAAAGTATCTTGGAGTATCTAAATCATCCAAGCGATTTACAACCCAACAAACACCGCCAAGACTAGAAATCTGAACAACTTCAAATTGCCCTCCATTTACTTCTAATACTTCAGCAGTATTTACTTCAGGCACTAAACCATATTTACGGGTAATTTCTTTCGCTACCGTGTGCATATTTTCAGCAACATACTTAATGATATGCGCCCGTTGAATAGGGATTTTTGGTGCTACCCCAATTTCTAATTCTCCTGTCATAGCACACACTTTACATTTATTTCCTTCACAAATAGGACACTTAACCCTTGCTTTATGAGGTGCGGGTAAAACAACAGTTATTGCTTTTTCTTTCATTTCTTAGTCTCCTTAAGTTTTGATTCCCAACAATCTTGACACATACCATATCTTCGCATATGATACCCACCAAAATGAGGGATAATAGTTATATTACACTTCGGGCATTTCATCATCGTTCCCTCCATTCAACTCTTAATCGGCCATCATCTTCTTTGATGAGAATACACATGGTTCCATCGGAATAAACGGTAGTCATTCTTACAATTTCTTTATCCATATTTATTCCTCCACTAATACTGCAACATCTGTTGAGTAAAACAACTGGGCGATTGATAATGCCGCTAAGAAACTGTTCTTAGAAACCTTCACAGGGTCAAAGACACCTGCTTCTGCTAAATCTTCGTGCATACATGAAACTGCATTGAATCCCCAATTAGGATTTGTTCCATCAATTGTTTTTTCCATTTCAAATTCAACAACCCTCGTTTGTTCAGTATAATTAGCATTATCCAAAAGAACACGATATGGTTTTACGACTGATTTTCTAAACCATTCGGGTGCTTCAATAGCATGAGCAAGACGAATAAACGGAACACCGCCACCAATAACAATACCTTCTTCTAAGGCTGCTTTTGTTGCATGGAGAGCATCATCAAGTCTTTCTTTCTTTTCTCTCATTTCAATGGAAGATGATGCACCAACCTTAATCGTAGCAATTCCACCCTTTAGACGGGAGACTCTTGATTTGATACGAGCCAAGTCATGTCCTTTCAAATCAAGTGCCTGTTCTTTTAAGGCTTTGATTCTTTCTTCGGTATTGCCTTCTCCGCCAATAAAGGTGGTCGTTTCTTTTGTAATGATAACCTTAGAACAGGTTCCCAAATCAGTTTCAGTAAAGAGTTTTGAATCGTCTTTACTTTCTTCAACAAAGACCTTTCCACCAATCAAGGATTGAATATCCGACAATTCATCAATCTGAGCATCACCAAAATTAGGAGCCATGACCACTGCACATTCAACAGTCTTGTTGATTAGATTCATAATCAAATTGTTAAGTGCTGAACCATCCATACCCTTGCACATAATTAGAAGAGGTCGGCTTTGACTGGCCGAATACTCAAGCAAAGGCATAATGTCTTTGAAGTGCCGAAGGCTCATGTTTGACATGAAAACAACAGGATTATTAAACTCAACTTTCCCGCTTTCAGTATTACACATAAGATGGCTCAAATAGCCTTCTTGAATTTCCATTCCCTCACGGACAATTAATTGTGTCTGATAGTTATTAGATTCTTCAACGGTAATTACCCCATCTCGGCCAACTGTATTAAATGCTTCTTGAATTAATTTTCCAAGAGAAGCATCATTGTTTGCTGCAATTGTGGCTACATTCATAATATCGCCATCATCAACTGCAATTGAAATACTATCTAAGTAGTTAATTGTTTCTTCACGAAGGGTTTCCATCAAAAGGTGAAATTCATGCGTAGTCAGTTTTTCTTCATTGTTAATCAATTCATTACAAAAAGCCTGTGCAAGAATACAAGCAGTAGTTGTTCCATCACCTGAACCTTCTTGGGCTTTACTTGCTAAATTTTGAACTAATTGAACTCCCATTTGAACATAAGGGTCTTCGTGAGAAACATACCTTGTAATTGTTACGCCGTCATTGATGACGACTGGTGGATTACCCTGTAAAATTACTGTTTTTGCCTGTGGCCCTAATGTTGGTTTAACTGTATCAGCAACCAAATTGATTCCTTGTAGTAGTTTTTCTTTTACTTCTCTTCCTTTAATAATCATAATTAATCTCCTCCACTCTAAGTAGCAATTCAATCGTTTTCCAAATAAATCTACAATCTTTTTCTTCTGGAGTAATGTTGGACAGATACAATACATATTCAACAAAGTCTTTATCGGCATTTAAATGCCACGTTGCCCAACTATGAAACTTCTCAATCTTATTCCTATATTTTTGTTGCCTAAAAAACATTAATCAAAAACCCCCAATAGATGTTCTACGGAAACAATAATCATATCGTCGTGAGTAACGAAACGGTGTCTATCGTCAAATAAAACCGTTTTACCCTCTACTTCGGGCATTGAAGGACATGAATGCACAACACCTGTGCTATCAATCTTAACCTGAATACCTGATTTAGAAACCGAGTTTTCTAGTTTGATTATTGCATAATTACCTAAAGCCTTCATTCTTCTTCACCTCTTGTAATAGGCCAGTTTCTTGGCGGGAAAAAATCTAAAACCATTTTAGTCATCTGTTTGACAGTTTTATAGTCTCGGGGAGAAGCATAAATATCTTCAATCATTTTAGCCGCTAAGGGCTGCGTTTTAGAATAATGCTCTAGGAACCCAACCATATCTTTTTGTCGTTCTTCACGACGCAAACGATTATATTCATTTTGGTACTGAATCCAAGAAGAATGGAGAGGCGCATTCATATAAGCCACAAAATCTTCCAAATTAGGGTTGCGCCAAGTATTCAGATTCCTTGAGCGAGGATGGTCATATCTGAATGAAGGCCAACTCCCTTTCAAATCTTCCAAAATCTCTTGCTGTTCTTCGTAAGTCATTTCTTGCCATAATTTCTTCTTCATTCTTCTTCCTCCATTGATGGAATAGCGACCCATGCTCGGTTAGTTTCAGAAACCCAAGTATAAACATGAGTTTTGTAAAACTCCTTCAATTTCTTATCTCGCTCAGTCTTTTTTGACTTTGCCCATTGAACACCTTTATTTTCCTTTGGTGTATTTTTGTCGTTAGGATGAGCATTTGAATGTCTCTCGGCTCTTTCCATCAAAGAAATCTTTTCGGCTTCTCGCATTGGTCTATCTGGATATTTAGACGCAGTGCTAATACCCTTCTTAATTGACTTAAATCGTTGTCCTGTTGTTATTGTTTTTCTCATTCTTCTTCACCCCATGTTTGTATTTTGTATTCCTCATTATCTTCATAGATTTCCAATTGTTTAGGTTCTCGCTTACTCCAAAAACCATGATGGTCAATTCCACCAAGAACATATGCACATTCCATATTCTGTTCCCAGATAGAAACTGTCCGAATATCGGTTCCACTAAAATAGGCGGCTCCAAATGGATGAGTATGAATCCAGCAACGAATAGGAAGAGTCATACCAATTGGAGGCTCAAAGAAATCAACAAAGCCAGCCGTTCCTGTTGAAACGAAACAATTGTTTTTTCCATCAATTACAACCTGCACTTCAAGATGAGGTAATGTTTCCGTTGAAGCCTTCCAAATAACTTCATGAAAATTTTTGTTGTGCATAGCAACATCTAATAGTTCTTCCTTTGGGCCTTTACAAGAGTTAAGGTTAATCTCAAGAATCTCTTCAAAGGATTCCTTAATATCAGAGATGGCTTTCTCTCTAAAATACTCCAATTCTGCTTGTTCAATTTCACTTTCATCTTTCATTTCATTCTTCTCCTGTTCTTTTAACGCCCAATCGCTACTTTTACTCATTTCATTCACCTCGGATTTTCTGCAACTTGGCCTTCAACTTAGCCTCTTTCTTAGCCTTCTTTCGCTCTTTGCGTAGTGTTCTGCGGCTCTTTTTGGGCGTTGGGTTCTGTGCCTTCTTGCGACTCTTGATTTCCTTTGAAGCCTCCATAAGCATAGAGATATGCTCAGGCTTTGTGCTATCAACCAACTTTTCTAAGCGGCTTGCGATAACTCCGTATGGCCGATTAAATCGGTTTCGGGCTTCGTCAATTGAAAGTTCGTAAAAGTTCAAGATGAGGTCATAGTCCTGTTCTTTTGTCCAACGGGGAGTATATTTCCTACCCTTGTTTCCATGAGTATTTTGCTTAGGTCTAACTGCAAGAACCACTTCTTTCTTCTTTGAATTGAAAGTAGCGAATTGCCGAATAATTGTTTCAGGCTTTCGCAAATTCAAAGCCAATGCTTCTTCAACCGTTTTACAATTGCGAATCATTTCTAATTCAACATTTGTCATTCGTCCACGCTTTGCGCCCTTTTTTGGCTGAGAAACTTTCTCAACAGGTTTTACTGCCTTTGCTTTTACTTTCAAATTTTGCCAACGATTACGAAGTGCTCCCTGTGTTCGCCCAATTTGGAGCGACAGTGCTTCCTTTCGGCTTTTACACGCCATAATCATCTCATCTTCTTCTTTTGACCACTTAGCGGCCGTTCTGTTAGTTTTCATCTTTTTTCTCTCCTTAATTTTTGTTTTTATTGTTTTAATTTCAGCATCTACTTTCTTTTCAGTCGCTAGATGCTTTTTTACGACTTTATCAATATCCGATGGATTAATGGTCTGACCAAACTGTTCAAAATAACCCTCAAGAATCACTTTTGTTTGGAAGTGATTCAAATAGCAATCAATAATGAATTTTGACTGTTCGGGCGTATATTCTTTGGCATGGTCGCCATCAAATAGACTACGATATTTATTAGCAATATTAGAAGGACTTCTTGAAAAGCCAAATTTACTTTCCATAGAAAGTGCAATCTGTTCCCATGTTTGTCTTTTTGTTCTACAAACAACAAGAAACGCCACCTGCTCATCCGTCCAAAAATTTCTTTCACTCATACATTCACCACCATATAATCTCTCACTTCTTCCTTATTAAAATATCTTTGAATCCATTGTGAGCCTAATCCTGCAATTGCGACCTGCATAAAATGAACATTACTATTTGTTCCATCCCACGAATCCCCTTGGCAACTGAATGAACCTTCTTCTCCGGCTAAGAGCATATCATACATCTTCGGGTCGGCCTTATGACTCACAAGTGCGGCATTTCTACCTTGCGCTCGTAAGTCAAGCCATTTAAGGGTTGTGTTGTATAAGGTTCGCCTCACACCCAAGTTATCAACACAACAAATCACAAGGTCATAGCCCTGCATTTGTTTTTCAGTCAAAACTGGGTATTTGCTAAAAGTAGAGACAGATTCGTAGGAATCCATCATTACCTGAGCCTTATTTTGCCCAACATGGCCTTTCTTAAAGTTTTGATAAGGTAGGTTCTTTGTTTCTACCGAATCAGGGTCAGCCACATGAATGCGGTAAAGGCCCACTTTATCTAATGTAGGAATCAGAAAACTTCCAATTCCACCTGCTCCAATTACTAATATTTTTCTCATCATTCCCATCCTCCATTTTCTATTGTATATTTAATTACTTCTAAATCCCAAACTCGCTGGCATTCAAGACATTCTGCGGTTGTATCTGTTGGATGCCATTTAACCACCGTTGGTTGGTGGCCAAATCCAATTCCATCAATACAAACACAAGTAAAACCTGTTATTAATTTATCTTTTCTCATTGATATTCCTCCTTAAATTTTTCTTCTGCTTCTTTATCTTGCTTTTTAAGAGTGTCAAAAAACTCTTCGGCTATCTCATCAATCTCTTCTAAATACGGGGGATTAAATTTTAATAATTCCTGCATAAGCGAATTAATTTCATCTGCTTGAGACAAAATGTTTAGAACCAGAAAATTTTCAAATGTAATGTCTGATTCACAATCCTCAATATAAAGATTATGTTGCCTAATCAATCTTTCTTTCTTCTTCTCAAATTCATCCATATTTATTCCTCCTTAAAATGTTTTACCATGCATAAACTCACGGCTTTCATTATATTCCATTTTTGCTAGAATTGCTCCTGCAATATCTAAATCTTTGCCAAAGGCATAATCCATAATACGAATTACTGCATCGGCTAATTCTTCTTCAAGACTACTAAATTCAATAATCTTTGAAGATGATGGGTTTCCATCCCGTAAAGCCTCAAGTGCTTCACTAATTTCTGCATGAATCAAAGCCATGCGTTCACCATCATTCGGGGTTTCTTTCCAAAACCCATGATTAACTGCGTTCTTATATACTTTCTTTGCTATTTTATTCCATTCTTTTTCAAACATATCATTCACCTAATTCACTTAGTTGTTTTCCTTTCACTTGGCTGGCTAGTTTTAAACCCACCATAGATAAGATTGCTTTAGTCTGTCTTCTAATATTGAAGCGAGAAAATCCTGTTTTCTCGGTAATTAGATTCTGAGTTATCAGCGTATTTACATTCATGTTTGCTGAAATCCAAACAATTGACGCATAATATGACCTTCCTTTATTGAAGGTGTTCTGTGCGGCCTTTGTTTCAAAAAACTCTAATATTTTGATTGTCTGTCTTTTAAATACTAAATCACTTGTAATCTCATTAAGTGTCTTCTCTAAAAGATACTGTGGATTAATAGGACTATAAGCGGCTTTGTTTCTAAAAACTTGATTGATTTTTCTAACTAGTCTCTTAACTGTTTTTAAGTTAGCATTAAACTCAGACGAGACTTCTGCAAAAGTATGTGGTGTTCCGTTTTCTCTTAAAGCATAAAAAACAACTGCGGTTGCTCTCGCTTCAATTTGACTTCTTCCAAAAATACCTTTGTTATGTAAGTCAAGATATAATTTTTCAACACGCTCATTCAAACCCAAGTTAGGGGCAACATGAGACAAAATCATATTACAATGCATCAAAGCATTTTGTATGTGTTGAGGAATCACACTATTCTTACCAAACTTATTAAATTTGTAAGAACCTTTACCAGTAATAACAGAACCCAATCTACCTTTATCAGCAGAATGTTTTAGATTACCGCCCGTATCTAAAATATGAACAGTTTCTTCAAACATCTCTTGGACTAGAATAAGCCCACAGTTATTACAAACTCTTTCGCCTTGTATCTCATCAAATGAGTTATTGTTGCTTCCACATTCATCGCAAATCATTGCTATCAATCCTATATTTATTCGGTTCAGCAGCAAGATACCGCTTAATTGTATTTACTATTGTTATTGTAAAGGAGTCGTTTAGAAGGGCTAATGCTCTTGCAGCAAATTGGTCGCCTAATGGAGAGCCTTCGGCCATATTGTCAATACAAATTGGCCCTCTCCAATCTGGTTCAGTGAATATCTTAGAAGAAGAATCATCTTCCTCTGATTTAACCATTTCAACAATTGGTTGCCAGACAAAAGTTGAAACCATTTGAATGCCAGACTTATATCTATTATTTGTAAGTTTCCAATCATAATCTTTGCCTCTAACAAAGAGAGTCTCTAACACTCCGTCATTACCATATTCAGCAGATAGTCTACCTTTATGCTGAACTAGCATATCAGCCACTAATTCCAATGCCCTTGCGTCTACAATATCCTGCATTCTGTTTTGCATCAAAAAAGCAATCATGACTTTTAATTCAGACTGCGATGGCTCACGGCCCATTAGCCTAGTATATAGTGATTTAGGTGAAAGATATTTCCAAGACCCCTTTCTCCTATTATGGAGATAAAAATTACAGTAAGAGTCTAATTGTTTTGGAGTTATCTCTCCCCAAATACCATCACTTATCTCCATAGCAAGCATCTTATCATCAATTTGAACTACATTCAAGCGAACCTCTTGTTTCTCAAAGTCCTCAAAGAAATGAAAGGGCGCACGATTCTCAAGACAATACTTGACATTTTCTGGCAAATTAAGAGTTGAATACAACGCAGAAAGTAAATTTTCTGGCTTCTTTTCAAAACATGATTTGAAAGTGATTCTTGCTAATGCTGAACAAATAGTTGAAAGGCTGTATGATTTACCATTTAATTGATAACGAATGCCTTCTCTTGATAGAACAACAGGACAGCCTTCAATAAAAATAATATGATTAAATTTATATCCGAAGCCAGTAGAGAGATGTCTTCTTGATTTTCTAGGAGAAATCAAGTTCTTCCAAAAGGCTTCCAGTCCTGCTTGGATTGGGTCTTTAGAAGACCGGATAAAATTAACCGTTATGATTTCTCTAAATTGGAAAGAAGCACAGGTAATATTTGTTTCAAAATACTGTTGGCTATCATCTGGTTTTTTAATTCTTAGTTTCATTATATCACATCATATATACATTTTTATCGTCATTATTACATTTATCATGGATTTCGTTTTTAATTTCATGGGCTACCATAAGTTGCCCGCCACACACACGACATCGTGTGGCTATTGGTTTATTGCTTCTCTTATTGAGAACATATTGAGGATTCTTTTCTTTCATTATTATTCACCATTTTCAATTTAGTTTCTTTTAAAACATTACAAATATAACATGATTCGCCTTCGCAATTAAATTTGTGATAGTTAAGCAGTTCTTTAATTTTACCTGTCTCTTTGATTATGAACTTATGAAAGCCCATGTTAATTGCTTCTTCATATTCCCACAGGCATTTTTTGAGAGTGGTATTTAGCCTATATATTTTTTCGCTGTCATCCATGTAAGAATCACACACATTGATTGCCATACCTATTCTTTCCAGAGACATATTAGATAAATCTCTAGACATTATTACTATTACATCTAAATACTCTTCAAAATTAGAAATTTTGGAGAGTTTCATTTAATCACCTTAAATTTCGCAAGCGCCACCGGCACAGGCTAATTCGCCTGAAAGGTCAGTATCATCCTGTAATTCTTGAACCAATGTTAAATCAATATCTTGAAGAGTTTCAGTCAGTTTATCATAGGTTTCTTTATCACAAGTTTCAAAGGGTGCTTGAGTATATGTTCCTCCGTCATATGGGAGAACAGAAAGGCCATTATAGTAATGTCGGTTTAACCACATCCAATCGGCCACTGTTTCCCATTCTTCTTCTTTTATAGAGACTGTTGCAGAAACATTGTGGGTATTCAACCCATCATTATGTCCTGCACGAACCCAACGAATACTAAAGTTTTTGACTCGCTCCAACAAATCAAACACTGATTCATGTCGGATAATTGCATCTTTTGGTGCTTTTTGAGGGACTGAAATAACTGCCTGTTCGTGCGGATTGAAAAACTCATCCTCAACGAGTTCGGGGTGGTTGTTTGCGAGATAGCCATAAATTGCTTCATTCTTACCAACACGAAGACGACGAATATAATACTCATCGTGATAAGCATGAATGCCGCTTGATGTTCCTAAAACAAGAGAAGTGGTTCCTGCTGGTTTCACACAAGTTGTTCTTGATGCTGGATTGATACCAATTTCTTTAGCAACTCGTTCATTCTCTTTCTTGACTTCATAGGCCGCCATTTCTAAATCAAGATGTTCAACAATGTTGGATGCAATTCCTGTCATTGAAACACCGAGCAAAGCATCCTTTTCTGTTGCTTTGCGCCATACCTCACGAAGATAATGAAAATCAGTATATCCTGCTTGAAGCGTTCCAAGGAATGCGGCGGCTGAAACTCTTGATTCTAAATCGGCTTGGTCTGTAATATCTGAAGCATTTACTTCGGTTAAGTTGCAGAATTGATATGGCCGTAGCGCAATTTCACAACATGGATTTGTTCCCCAGTCTTTGTCGTTATTAAAATAAATTCCAGGCTCTCCTGAACCGGATGCTTTAATTCTGTTCCACAAATCCATAAAGAAATCTTTCGTCACTCTATGTCTCAAAAGAACGGCTGAATTGTTTGCCCTTCCTCTTTGGGGATTGTTTTCCCACCAATTACCAGATTTACAAGCAATCATTTCATGGTCGTCTGCTGAAAACAAAGAAATCATAGCCGCACGACGAATACCTCCACTAAGAACAGCATCAGCAATATGGCACATAATATCATGTGCTTGAATTGGCTTTAACATAGAACCATTAGAAATAGTTTGAAGCATACCTTCAATCTTAACAAGACATTCTCTCAATGGTTGTGGGCCTGGGGCTTTACCTCCAGAAGTTTTTAAAAGAGAGCCTTTTGGTCTAATGTCGGAATAATCAAATGTAGGTGTAGATGTTCTAACACCAGTATAACATTCCATTAGAATTTTTACTGCATCAGCCCAACCTTCTATTGAATCATTAACTAAATATCGTCGTTGGCGATTTGGGTTAGGATGCTGAATAGGAGTCATTAATTCAACATGATGTCGTTGAACCGAATATCCTACGCCTGTTCCTCCTAATAATAGGAACATAGCCTCGCTAAAAGCGATGTGAGTATCAATAGGCATATAAGCACAATTATAGACCCGATTAGGGCTAATCTCAATCGGCTTACCACCAAATTGCATTGAACGCATAGAAGGCAACACCTTCTTCGTTTTGACAAAGTGAGTATAAACATCACGAATATCTTCTTCTAACTGAGGATAGGTTTTGATGTGCATTTGCATATTTCTTTCAACAATTTCATCCCACGATTCTCTTCGGAGTAATTCGGGGTTGTATTTTGCATATTTCATGTGAACAGTAATATCTGATAAAATCTTTTTGTTTGGGGCTTGAGTCATAATTAACACCTATATTTGCTTCTTTTAGGTAATTCTGAGAGATTTGAGAATGAGGCTAACCAATGACTACCATCGGTTATCACCCATTCTTTTTCTTCAAGGAATACCCAATCCTTAAAATGAAGAATTGCTTCTTCACCGCAGGTATTGAGTAATTCATCTGTTGATGAAAACACTTTCCCTGCGTAATCTATCCGAGTCTGCCCGTCGCAATAAATGTAGCCCCTCTTGCCCATAGCGAGGACATGACGGGGCGGGTAAAAGTCGGGTTTGACTACTGCTAAACCATTTATCTGAATACAGGAGGAATAAGTCCATCCTTTCAGGTCTAGCATTATTTTTAATCCATTTTGGTTGATAAAATTTATCAAATCGGGTTGCATCACCCAAAAAAGGGGATAGCGCAGGATGGATTAAATCCTACGCTACCCCCGAATGGTGGTTTGGAAGAGTTAAGAGAAATTAATCTCAATAACTTCCTCCAACAATAGCGGGGGTCAAATCCACTGATTGAACAGTGTCCCAATTAATTTCCCCGATAGATTCTCTAGCAACCATTTCACCGTCAATAAACACCCAATGGGTCGGGTGTTGGTCAATTTGGTCAATAACTTCGCTTTCTGCAAGGACAACTTCTGTGTGTCCAGTTTCGTTCATAATTCTCAACTTAATCATATTCTCATCTCCGTTGTGTTTTCTCTACTCTTCCAAAGTATATAAAGGAGTCCACCTACTCCAATGGGTAAGTCAATACCCACATTGTCAATCCCAACACAGAATGTTGGTTAAATGCAATCTTTGCTAATTTTTTAATCATTTTTCCATCTCCTGCATAATTTTAACCAATTTGTTATTTAGCATAACTAATTGTTTTTGAATCTTATCTTTAAACTTCTTATTATCAGCATCAATCTGCTTCTTTTTTTCTTCTAGTGCCTTTTGCATAGCATCATTCACTGAATTAAACAAATCATTATTTGAGAGATTTGTTAAGGCATTACTGATTTCAGCAGAAACCAGCATATCCATGTGCTGACTTTTTTCCTCTATCCTTTTGATTCTGTCATCTAGTGCTTCAAACATATGAGATTGTCGCTTCTTGATAGATTTTTCAGCATTACTTTCTTGTCTTGCTCCAAAACAAGGATTGCAGTAGGCTTGCCATGCACCTGCTTTAATTGTTTTTGTTCTGAAGTTGATTCCGCATTGGCGACATTCTTTAATTATTCCTGCCATATTTATTCCTCCCTGTCCATTTGTTCGTATGCTCTTTGTTGTTCAAGATATGAAGTCAAAATCATATCTAGTTTTTCAGGTAGAGCATCAATAATACCTGCAATTAATCGTCGGTTAAGACTTAACCAAAGACGGTGATAAGTGTTAATCACTACCTTTGGTTCATCATTTTCATTCTGTGATATAACCATTGGTGGCATATCTTCTGCGTCAATTATTCTAAATTCTACTTTATTTTTTTCGGGTATCATATTAAATCAATCCTCTCTTTACTTATTGCTACTGGGTGTTGGAAATAATATCCAATTTGGTTTCCGTCTTCATCATACATCTCTTCTAAAAGATTATCTATGCAAAATTGCTTAGCCTTTTCAAAGGGAATATATTTTCTTTGTCTAATATGTGGATTAATTTTATGCAATATAATATCAAATTGCTTAGCAAATCGTCTTTGTAAAGCAATCATTCCTGCTCTAATTGTGTTATCCATACTATTAGATGTTGGCTTAATCAAGCCAGCATGAATCAAAGCGTTTTTTAATTCTTCGGTTGTTGCACCGTCATTGTTCAACATTACATTGAGCAACACGGTTTGTATTGTTTCTTGTTCTGTGTGCATTTTTATTCCTCTTTTTTAATTTACCTCTAGGTGAAACGAACTTCCCACGACTCTATTTAAAGAATCCAAAAAGCGGGGAGTCCGTCTCAGAAAGTTGGCGATACAACGAGAATGGCGGGCGTATCAGGATTTGAACCCGAATCTCCGGCTTAGAAGGCCAGAATGCTATCCATTACACCATACACCCATGCGACCATTCTCACTGCGAATACGCTTCTGCTAGCGTGAGCGCATTTAAAGCATTTTTCGTATGAATGATACCCTCAATGCGCTGAATGTCGTCGTTCTCGTTTCTATCCACCGAATTGACGACCAACTGTGCTACAATTTGAGCCAGTTTTTGTGGACTTGTGTTGATTAACAAGCGAGATAACTCGTCTTTTAGATGGTCTTTGAAGTTTTCATGTGCTAAACAATCCATACATTCAACATTTTCCATAATTTCAAGACGATGGTTTGGCACTTTATACCAACCCGTTCCATTACAAATTTCACATTTCATTTAAAACTCCTCCGTAAGAGAAAACAGTTTCACTTTCTTTTGGCCCCAATATTGGAGACAAATCATAGCAACTGTTAGCATATTGTAGTTTTTGGCTGATTGATTTAGCCGATAGTCATCAACGGTTTTTTTATACAACTGTTGAGCAACTCTCAATTTATCCATCACAATTACTTCTTCTAGTGCTTCATATGTCTCTCCAAATTCTTTTTTGAGCGACTCAAGCATTTTCATTTCAATATCATTATACATTTTCAATCCTCACGCTTTAATTGTAATTCCGCCATTACCTTCATCATCGCCATATTCTATATAACAAACATCACAATGGGTTAGTTTATCATAAAAGTCTTGCATTGACCTATCCCATTCTTTGGCAAATTTGAGTTTCATCATAGCCATAGTAAAAGATGGCTCTCCAATATAAAACATATTTGGTTTATTTACACCGCAACAAGAACAGTTAATAGGATAAGATGCAACTTCAAAACTAGAATTAACACTTTCCCACTCTTTTTCTTGTTCCTCAGTAAAGTTTTCACCACTGCCGTCTCTTTCAATAATTTCCTTTAAGGGAGCAAGTCTCTCCTTCCAAAGATTCATATATATTTGTTGAAAAGAATCACTATCTCCTTGCTCTGCAAAGTTTTTGAAAGCAGTAAATATTACTTCTAACTCTTCATTAGAAAGACCAATCTTTTGTTTGTGGCCTATGGCATTAAAGAAGGTTCCAAGTCTGCTCTTATACAATTCAAATTCATTTTTCCATTCTTCTTTCATATTTATTCCTCCATCAGTTGTTGTGGATAACGGGGCTTACGAGCATTATAAGCACGAACACCCACATTGTATTTTTTTGCGTAGTGGTTTGCAGGAAACCAATCAGGACGACGGTTCTTGCGCCATTCAGCGATACGCCACTTACCCTCAAGATAATAGTGGCGATAAGATTCAATTACAAAATCCCATTCAGTAGTTTCAATACCATACTGAACTCTTGATGTATTGTAAAACACATCTCTATCAATACGATATTTGTCATCCATAGCAATTGAAACTGGTTGAAGTCGCTTCTTTGAAAATGGGTGTTCAAACACCACATCAAAATAAGGAATACAATCAAGGATTCTTTGTAGTGTTCCATGCTTTTTCTCATAACGATGAGTGTATTCATCACAAAGAGCCAAGCCATGTTCATAAAGCCAGTTCCAATTAGCGTAAGTTTGCCTCGCCCAAATGGTTGAGGGGTGGTTAAGCATGGCTGGCTTCATTAATTTTGACTCGGTGGCGAGGTGAAAAGCCTTAAGGTCTTTCAATTGAGGTTCTTCACCGTGTTCTTGAACATATTGCATGTAAAGAATATTAGTATGCAACATTTGACAGGTTTCAGTCGGCATCTTGATAATATGCTTATCAAGCATTTGTTGAGCCGCTTCAACTGGATTTCGTGATAGTGCAAAGATATTCATTGTTGTTCCCCCATAAATGCTCGCAGTTTAAATCTAAGATTCAAAATTAACCCAACCAATTCAATAGTTGATAGGTCGGCCAATTCAGCCACATTCATTGACATAACTTCGTTTCCAATTCTTTCATCGCTATTCATTCTTCTTCCTCCTCATCAATAACCATTCCTGCTAATTGGCTTTCGGAAAACTCATCATTACAATGAACGCATGTAATACACTCAAACTCTCCATAAATACATTTACTATTAGTTGAATCATATTCTTTATTACCTTCATCATCTGGAAAGATAGGATATTGATGAATTTCCGTTTCAACAGAACGCATTCCGCCTGTTTTACCACAACTAGGGCATTTGTATGTCTTCATTCTTCCTCACCCAAAGAGTTAAGGTATTCAGTAGCATCAACAAACTCTCGGCATTGAATAGTCAATTCCTTAACATTTGCCTGATATTCTGCTTTTGACAACTGGCTACGATTTTCCCACGATGTGCGAAAACCCTGCACAGTATTAAAATTGTAAATAGTGGTCTTGCTAATTGTCCCGTCATTGTAGATGATGGTTCCGTATTTAATTTCAACAAAATTATCCATACTCATTCCTCCTCATCTAAAGATTTGGTCAATTCTAGCAATTCTTTTGCTTCATGGCGAGCCAAAGAAAGCGTAACTTTCCAATGGTTATCTCCTTTATCATAGTGCTTCAAAGTAGAAATCGCATAATCAAGCAATTCCCACATCTTTCTTTTAATTTCTTCATTCATTTTCATACATCCTTTTTATTGATATTTGGAATGCTTGATACGGAGGCATTCCTAAACTCCTTAATTCTTTAAATATTCTTTTTCTATTTTCTTCCGCCCAACAACTTCGCAATAGGTATTCTTTTTTGTAAAAGCGTTGTTGGTCGGGTGGGATTATATCTTTCATTAATTTCATAATAAAACCTCAAAAGGTGGGGATAAACGACTCATAGAATGCAAATACTACTATTCTGTGAGGTAAAAGATTGTCGTTTTTACTAGAAAAACCCCGTGAGTAGGTGCAGGAAAACCATCTAATGCAAATCAAATGCGCCCAGAGTGATGATTTTTACTTTTAAACCTGCGGTATCAAAGACGGCGAAACAACACGCTTCCGAAATCCGTCTATTGAATATATTTGGTAATTAACTTGCTTGCTTCCATTTTAGTTAAATCAATAACTGGGCCTTCATAGCCAAGGCTAATCAAGTAGTCAATTTGTTTTGTTGTTGCTGGTTCATGGGTTAGAATCCTTTTCATTGTATCAAGTTGCCTGTCAGACATTGATTTGCCCGATAGCATTTGCTCTTTAACACTTGACAAGAACTCCCGTTCCCAATCATTACCAGCATAAGATTCATCAAATGCAGGAATACCATAATATCCACAAAGATTCTCAAACTCGGAGTTATTGTCTCTAAGTGTATCTTCCTGTTCCATTTGTTTTCTAATGGCTCTTGCTTTACGAATTCTTTCTGCTTCAATTTCTTGGATTCGTCGCATTTCTCTTGCTTCGGCACGACGCTTTTCTTCTTCAATTGCTTGAAGCCTACGCTTCTCAACATTTTCAGGTAAATTGTAAATACGCTGACGCTCGGCTTCTCGTTCTTGACGGGCAATTCGCTCTTGTTCAAGGCGTTCTTGCCTTCTTCGTCGTTGTTCTGCTAATTCAGCAATTCTGTCTTCTTTTCGCTTTTTAGCGCGATTAAAACGAGGCAAATACTGGGCTTGCATTACATAGAACAAAGACAAATCCTTCATCAGGTTATCGTTAGGATAGCCAGTCGTATTGATTTGAGCCTTTGGGTTATCTGGATGATTCCACCGCCAAACAATAGAAGCCATTTTATATTCAGGACTACCAAATTGACCATCTGCTCGCTTACGAATATACTTTTCAGTTTCATACCATTGAGTGTCGGGATTATAATTGGTTTTACCACCTTCACGAACATTGAAGAACAAATCCATTTCTTTGACTGAATCAAACATCATCTCAAATCCAGCACCGTTGGCTTTCCACCATGCTTCTGCTTTCATTGATTTTGTTCGCACATCAATCCATGCTTGGATTTTCTCATCAGTGATAGCATCAATAGAAATACCTTCATCTTCTGCAATTGCTCGCATAATTAGATAAGTATTGATATGGTCGCTACCAACACATTCAACTACACCGTTTTCGGTGTTAGTGATTTGAAAGTGATAAACTACAATATGTCCACAAAGACATTTACCTTGTCCCATTTGTGAATTAGAAACCCAATCAGGTATTTCTTCATTTCCTGCCCACCATACTTCTCCGGTGGCAATCCATTCTTCCTTTGCTTCATCATAGTTATCAGCAACAGATAATTCTACCATTTTGCGCTTTAGGGCTTTGTCCCAACGGCCATTACCGAGTTCACGCTTTGCTACGATTGATTCCATATTTATTCCTCCAAAGGCAGGGTGTCTTGATTACCATTCCAAGTAATTTCATTTGGAATACGATAGGTTCGCTCACCGATTGCACCACAATCCAAACAAACAAAGTGTTGATGGATGATGTTGTAAATTTCATTCAATTCTAAATCTTCGGCTGTTAATTCATAATCAACATGACGACAATTCATTCGTGTAATCATTCTTCTCCCTCCGGCAAATCTGTGTATTCCATGATATTGTTATATATATCATTAGCATACCATTCAATGTGTTCTGCCTCAACAACACCATCACGCCACTTATGCATAATAAAACGCTTAATCATTTCGTTCCAAACTTCGTATTCCATCAAGAAACAAATCGTATCATCATCTGACCATCTATCTGTAATTTTCATAAATTCTGCATATTTCATTTTTTCACCTCAAACTTTTCCCGGTTTTGGGCCAACATAGAACAAGTTCTTTTTAGCCCGTGTAATCGCTACATAGCAAATGTTGTTCTCTTCCTTACTTCCATAAGGATGGGGCATTCGCTCAGTTGCGAGAATATAAACATTGTCTGCTTCAAGACCCTTAGCCTTGTGAACAGTAGAAAGCATAATTTCACCTTTATCATTTCCATCAAAGACACGCTTAATCTCTTCAATGATTCCACCAACAGTTGTTGCTTTTTGAACAAAAATCATAATACAATCACGCTTATCTTCAAGAGCCATCGCTTGATTCTCTTTGTTTTGGTCAAGAAGCCGTTGATAGTTATATGCAAAGTCCTTTTGGAACAACTGCAAAAACTCATCAACGCCCATGTGGTTGTTCTTAGAAATCTTTTGAACGGCGGTAATTAAACCCTTCGTCATATCACGACCAAGAACATAAGCCGATTTGCCCTGTGAAATCAAATCATAGAAAGCAGACACCAAAGGAGCATTGTATCGGCAAAGAACCATATCATTTCGTTGTGGTGTGAATGGAGCATCTACGATAACTGCTCCTTCTTCGGCAAAATCAGGTGCATTAAACTCATGCACATATCGGTTAGCCTCACGAACCACTGAATTAGGACAGCGCCAAGTAATTGAAAGAGGAAATTCGCTGATTTTTCTTTCTCCTTTGAGAAGCCGTTGCCGAAACATATCAATTGAGTTTGAGTCAGCACCACGGAAGCCGTAAATTGCTTGGTTTTTATCTCCAACAATAATACAGCGACCGCCATTAACGCACAAAGAAATCATTTCTCGTTGCACTTCGTTAAAATCTTGTGCTTCATCAACAAACAAAACATCGTATTTTGGGAAAGGATAGTCATTAACAATAGGCATCCAAATCATATCATCAAAATCAATGACATGGGTTTGTGTTCGGCACATCGTGAGAATTGCAGGTATTGATTCTACTGCAATCCGTTCTTCACGGTCTGAATTGAAGTTGATATTGTATTCATCAATCAGTTGATTGATGGCTTTCTTGTCAGTTCCATTAACCATACTTCCCTTAACAAGAGAAACAAGTTTCTTTAGTGGGGCGATGTAGAAATCAGCACCATGAAGTTCTTTGATAATGTTATTGACCTTAAAATTGTTCACCTTTGTTTTGACACCGGCGGCACGAATCGCAGCGAAACCAAAGGCGTGAAAGGTTTTCGCTTCTACGCCAGTTGGAAGTCTTTCTGCTAATTCAGTAGCAATAGATTTATTGAATGCCAAGAATGCGGCTTTCTCCCCATTGATACGATTTGCTGCTTCAACAATTGTTGTTGTTTTTCCTGTTCCCGCACCTGCATTGATAATTAGGTGGTCGTCTGTTTTTTCTATGCAATTGAAAATTGCTTCTTGTTCGTTTGTGTGTTGCATTTTTATTACCTCTTAAAAATAGAGAATAGGTGGGGAAGGGAACAAAACCGATTACTCGGTCATTACTCTTTAGCCCCCTGTTCAACCTTCCCCATGTAAAAGTGCTGAGAGCAGGATTTGAACCTGCGAACCAATACGGACAGGAGTTTAAGCCCTGCGCTTTTAACCAAACTCAGCCATCTCAGCGTTAAAATACTTAAACAGAAGAAAACCACACCATTTCAAATTAAAAAAGTGAAACCATGTCGCTTGGCGACTGTTGAAGCATACCCCCACCTGCCGAGGGCGTATATGTTGCGGGGCCACCCCCCAAACTTTGAATGAATAGATTCAAAACGCAGCGTTTTGATAGAAAAAGTAGATTAACCACAGAGAAACGCCTGTGGCTAGTGTTCCCCAAAATAACTTCAAACGAACATTATTAGGTGGATTGCACTTTGGGTTTAAACAGTAATGACTAGTTGAAATAACGCCATGATGAACATAAGACTCAAGAAGATGGTTGCTGTCTTTTGGTATATCAACACCGCAAGACTGGCAAATTAAATCTTCTTTTGTTTTGACAAAGACTTCTTCAACTAAACGCATCAAACCACCCAAAGGCGGGAGAAGAGAGAAAGCCTTGCCAGCAAAGCATTTTCATGCGCCTCTCTTCCCCCTTGTGGAAAAGGGGAGAATAGGAGTCCTTAGACTCCTATTCCCCGTTGTTCAGGTCATTGACCTGATAAGCGGTTGTTTGAGGTTTTAATCTCAAAGGTCGCTTGATTCGCCTAAAAGGGAATCAACGCTACCGTCCCAATCGCCAGCCTTGAACATTTTGCCAAGGTTGTTTCGGGTTCGCTTAACGACAGCAGAAGCGTAATCTTCTGCGCCATCAAAGTTTCCGCCACCAGATTTGATGTGCTTCATTGTAATTGCACCAATAACTGCATCGTGGTTGTAGTAGCCAATAGCGGCTTCTTCAACAACTCCACAGATTCGGTCAATAGAAACACGAACTGCGGCTGGAACTGCGCTCTTTTGGCCTCGGCGGAACGGAGTTCCGTCTCTTCCCTTCAAAAGTGCTTTAAGCGCACCTTCGGCGGCAGTTCGCTCATCGGGGTTGTTCGTCCCGATTTGCAGGTTCAATTCAACGACTTGACGCAATCCAGCATCAAGCGTAGTGTCGGCTTCTAGGTATTCGTTCACCTCAATTTTGAGGCTTTCCCATGTGGTATCATCCATGTATATTCTCTCCTTCCCCTTTGCGGGGTATTCTCAACAGTTGTCTTTCGGTATATAAAGGAGTCCAGAAATGCCTCCGAATGCACCTCCCTTGAGGGAATTACCAACATTTTACCAAGAAAGTTTCCTGCGACTCCGATGTGTTTCATCTTTGTATTTTTAATTAAATGGTGAGATAATTCTTTTGTTGAATCAAATAGATTTTATTTACAACAATAGTTCGCCAAATGAAATAACTTTTGGTTCCCCGTCGTTGAGACTGTCTCGCCTATTGTCTCATCTTGAGACAACGGGGTTATGCAACACAACCCTGCAAAACCTTGACGAAACCCGCAAAAAAGAGTTGTCTCATCTCGTCTCATCAAAGTTCCATATATTTCTCTCTCCCTAGCCCCTAAGAAAATAAGGGGTTATGCAGAGAGAAGAAGATGATGATGATGAGATGATGAGATAATGAGATAATAGAAATATATTTTTACTTATGTTGCATAACCTTAATGATTCTTCCCTGAGTTGTCTCGTCTCATCCCCTCCCGACCATGAGACAACCCATTTATTTTACTATAATACTAATATTGAATATTAGAATATGAATACGAATTAATATAACCACAGTTGAGAAACACCCTGTCAAATTTGACAGATTTTTGGGGGTTGAAAATTCTCCCCATTTCAGTGTCATTGAATATCGCTAAATAAGAATATTCTGCGCTCTTTGATAGTATCAAACCATATGGTATTGTTGCTTTGTTATAAATACCCTCTAAAAATTTAAATTGAAACATTAAACATTTAAATCAACAAGTTGCGAACATACCCACTTAAGATAAACATGAAGACTATGGATTGGTGTGGATTGGCTAAAGCCCTTGTGAAACTGTGTAATAAGAACGGACTGGTCATTGAGGCCGCTTTGCTGAGTATGGCTTATATACAGGAGGAAGAGTAGTGAAATAGCGGATTGCCCCTTCAAATGCCTTTAATAATGGAGCGTTGGGGTAAATAACAAAGCATTACCATATGGTTCTATATTGCTTTGCTTATAGAGAACCATAAGCGATAATCGCTCGGTTCTATTGCTTCGGGGGTCGCTCCCTCGGAGGGGATTACCATTAATGCCCTTTTGAACGGGGGTAATGGACGATTTCTCCTGTTGTGGGACACATAGCAGTTATGACGGCCAAGAGGCAGATTAATTGTTCCCTGTGAAAGTGATTAAGGCTCAAAAGGCGGTTGGCTACAAACTAACTTCATGAAATCGGTAGTATGGCTCTTAAGACGAAATCTAAGGAGCGTTCAAAAGTGAGTGCGACCCAATCGCATCATACTTGGAGATACCCAATTCTTCATCCCACCCTTTTCAAATTCCCTTGGTTGATTGGCCATAAACATCAATCGGAAACAAAGCCGAAACACAGCGTAGTAAGACCCGAAAGGAAACAAATCTAAGGAGGCATGCCGAATTAGAGACGGAAACAACAGTAAGGCAGTTAGTCGGATATGAATGGAGTAGGCGGCGTTTTGTATTCACCCACTAAACGGACAAATTAGCACGAAATGCACCAATATAGGCTTTTCCCTGTCCGTTTAGTGTAGCCTTCTTTATGGTTTTATTAATGCAAAGCATAATTACAACCATATGGTTGCTTTTCGCTTTGCGAGTGTTAATGAAAAAGCAACCATAGTCGCCTATGGTCGCCATTAGTTGCTCCGAGGGGAAAACGGACGCATCAAACCTTTTTGGAGGAATTGATTATGAAGCAAGACAACTGGATTAAGAACACGAATGCGGTTCAAGCATGGCTTGAACTTGAAGATAGGGGAGATGTGGGTCAAGCCATTTCTCTTTCTATTACACTTGGAAATGCAACGGATAACGACGAATTGCGGTCTACATACTGGACGGCTATTCGTTCTATTGGGAGTCCTTATGACGATTTCCCAGCCGCCCGCCGAGGCCGAGAATCATCTTTGCCCGAAGAAGTAGACCTAAATGCGACTTCTGTGAAGAATGCGGTTATTACTGCCTTTGCGGGCATTACTAACCCTGACCTCATTACTACCGTTATTCTCCCTCACGGGCGAACTGGTGGCGATTATGAAGATATCATGGCCTTTGCCCGTTCAATGGGTAAGAAAGCCTATGATGCGCTCGTTAAGGGCTACAAAGAAGGTCGTTGGGATGGTTCTATGAACGGTGAAATCCCAACTATGACCCCACCTGCGGTTAAATCTGCTGAAGGAGGTCAAGAAGAGGAATGATGCGGGTCTTTCCCCTCGCAGCCCCACCTATGGGTGGGGTTCCGTTTTCAACTGGCAAAGCACAACCATATGGGCTTACTTTGGTTAAATTGGCCCGAAGGCCGTTAATCACGCTTAATGCGACCACAGGTGATGTCATTAATGAATCCCATGATTTTAGGGACACGGGCCGCTATGTCCTCGTCGCCACGAATGGTGAAATTGACCGTATAGAAATCAGTGGTCATTCGGCAATAAAAGCCATTATCTTTGATAAAGCCGAAGATTTCTCCCATGTAGTTGATGGCCTCCGAACAGGTTTTAATACTAATACGGCACTCTCCAGTAAGTAAATCTTGAGTTAGGGTTGCTTTCATGCCTCATCCGGCGTTATGCGGTTATGGGGTTGCGTTTCCTTTCAGAAAACAAAGTTCCGCAACCATATGGTCATACTTTGTTATACTGGCCCGAAGGCTCATCATCAAGACAATAGCGGCAAATGTCTCCTCCAAGGATAAAGGCAAAGGACATAAAATCATCTTTAGCCAATTCTCTTTTACAGGTGGGGCAGTGGGAAATCATTCAAGCACCTCCCATCCCATATCAGTCATAATGCGTATCATCTCATCAAATGAGACTTCTGCGATAGTATCAGCGAAAGCCTCAATAGAAGCCGCAAATTCGCACATAGCAATCATAGCGTTAGGTTCGTCGGCATAAACCATCATATCTTTCAAAAAGGCTGAATGGTATTGGGCTTCAATCCAAGGCCGAAGGCTTGGGAAGGTATTTACTAAGAGATTAGCGATTTTCTGCGATTTGTCTGCGTGCATGTCTCTTCTTTGACTTATTGTATTGTTTAGGGTATTAACAAAGCAATACCATATGGTTGTTTCTTGCTTTGCGTGGAAACAACCTTATGCGATGCCATACCCTTATTATCGCTCCACAGGGGAAAACGGCGTGAGAGTATCTTTTTTAAGGAAAGGTGAAGAAATATGAAGATGAAGAATTGGACACTGAACACAAACAAAGTGCGGGCTTGGGCTGAAACACAGCCAAAAAGCGACAACTTGAGTGCTGTTCTCCTTTCGCTCACATTGGGCGATAATGCGGGAACAGACGACCTACGAAGCACCTATTGGACGGCAATTCGTTCAATAGGCTCCACTATGGAGGGTTTTCCTGCGGCACGACGAGGGCGAGAATCAACCCTCTCGGACGAACAGGAACTTGTTTTGGCGACTGTGGAGGAAACCGTGGCAGGTGCTATTGCTGCAATCCCTACTGAATACCACAACTTGATTCTGTCAGTTATCGTGCCACATGGCCGAACTGGTGGAGTATATGGTTCATTCAGCGAATTGGTGGACTCTTTCCGTGGTAAGGCTCATGCCTACATGGTTAAGTCAATCAAAGACAACCGTTGGGACGGCGTAGCCGTTAAAGACGGGGTTCCTCAAATTGAACCAACCCCTGCGAAAGCAGATATGGAGGGTTCCGAGGAGGAATGAGACTCTTCACGGCTAATTCCCCTGTGAAGCCCCTATATGGGGTTAATGCAAAGCCTAACCATATGGTTGCATACTTTGGTAATAAAACCTTATATGTGAGTCTTAAGCGGTTAATCATGTTCCAACGACGACACTATAAGAAAATGGCTGAAATGCTTGCCCGATGGCGTGATATTAACGCAGATATTGTTAATCATATGATTAATATGTTTTCCCGTGATAATGGGAATTTTGACGCTGTGCGCTTTGCTCAATACTTTTTGGCTCAATATAAGTCCATTTGGGGTGAAGACTTCTCAAATGGCCGTGTGCTTTGAATAACTCACCAAATACGGCATGAAGTCCGTAAGCACCCTAAAAGCGGCCCGTTAGCCATGAGCCTCTCGTTATGGCACTATGACCCAAACAAACAGGGAATAGAGGGAATACGGGGGCGGGAAGAAAAGAGGTAATTCTTCCCGTCCCACTTCAGGGTTATAGCAAAGCAACACCATATGGTAGTGCTTTGGTAATACCTCAATGAATACGCCCATTTGCGGGTTAAGCATGGAAGAGACAATGTATTGTGAAGAATGCAACGCTGATGGAACTGTTCGTTTTTACGACCAATTTGGAAATGATACTTGGGTTAAGGAATTGCGAATCGTTTGGATTTGCCCCGATTGCCGTTAATGGCGGCCTTCGGGTCATTACTCAAAGTTACGACCATATGGTTGTAAAGTTGTTAATAACTATCATTTAGGGTTTCTGCATTAGATAGTTATTCATCATAGATGGCTATAAACAAACATTTTGTAGTTACCAATAGCGTTCTATAGCAAACTGTAAAGGAAGATGAAAACAAGACAATAGATGAAAATGGTAGTTATTAACAACTCTTCCCGCATTCATAATCTACAACCATATGGCTTTGTTTCAAATTTTTTAATTCTTCTCATTTAGAGCGAAATGCTTTAAAAGCCCTATTTTGAAGCATTATCTTTAATTAAACAAGGGTAAAACCGCCACCATTATAGGGTATGGCCTACTCCCATAACATGATACAGTATGTCTAGTGAGGATAAGGCATTAGAACTATTACAGGGTATCAATAAAGAGATTGTTATTATTTTATCTGATATCAAGGCTAAACGCAAACAATTGAAGGAAATGGATATAGCCAGTATTACCAAACTAGGTGAATTGGGCCAGCAACTACAACAGGTAAAAAGCCATATTAATGATTTTATTAATAGATATGATAAACAAACTACTTTAACAGACTTTGGCAATTAAAATAATTAAATTAATTATGATAATCCGATTAGTTATAACAACATTATTACACGGCGGCCAAACTTATTATCTTTAAACAAGCAACTTTAAATGAAAAAGTTTTTATCCTGGGAATACAAATAAAAAAATTTAAATGAGGACGCAAGTGCCAAAAAAATTCCGAGCCAAATTTTGAGAAAAAGTGATTACTATGTGGCAAAATATCTTAAAGGCAGAATCCGAAGCAGATGTTGAAGAAGAAGTCATTGAGACTTTAAAGCAGGTGCATGAAGCGGCTTTTAATCAGTATTTACTGCAATATTCAGAAAGAGCAGATAGAGGATTTAGAATTACAGACAAAAATAAAAATATTCCTATGCCGAAATATCTTATTGTTTTAGAAGAGGCTCTTATGAAACTCGGCTATGATTTACCAAAAGAGAAAAGAGCAGGAACTCATAGATATGCTGATGTTAATAGATTTAAAGAAATTAGACAGTATAGGTGAAAAAAATCCGCCACATTTTTTTGAGAAATTTTAAGGTGATATTATGACATGGAAAGCAACGATTAAAAAGGAAGATAACGAAAAATACTCTTCTATGCCCAAGAACTTGCAGTTTGAATGGGAATGGTCTGCTAGTAATCCAGGAATGGAGGGAGAAGAAGAAAGATTAAAGCAAAACGCATGGAGTAAAGAGGCTAGTAGTCTTTTTGTCTCTAATGATGCTCAACAATTTAATATTCAAAAAGGAATTGATGCTTTGAATACTTTGGGTGTTGAATGTTTTGTGGCTGATTTAATAAATGAAAAAACCCCCGATGATTTTAGTGGTCATCTTCATTTTGGTGTAGCGGTAAAAGCCAAATCAAGAGGAAAAGAAATTATACTTTATTTTGACACCGACACCGAAGCGTATTGGGTAGGCGGAGATTATCCTGAAATAGAAAATATACATTTACCATTTGAATTAACTGACCCTACTGCTTTTACTGCTTTAGTTATGAACAGGTTAGGATTTAATGTCGGAATTAAGCATGATGACAGAATGGACGAGAAAAGAGCCGAAGAACTTAGTAGGCAATTAAGGAACGAAGAGATTTCATATAGTGAATATGTTGCTGCTATGAATGAAATGGGCGCAAATATGGATAGAGGATTTAGTGAAGGTCAATTAAGAGCCGAAAGAAGAGGATATTATTTCTAATTTGGAGAAATTGACATGACAAGATGCACTTATTTAGATTCATGGTTTGACGCTGAATCAAAGCGTTTAGACAAAGAAGAAGCAAAACAAAAGAAAGACTTAATAACAGGTGAGAAGAAATGAGTTGGAGAGATATTATCCGAAAGGAAGAAGAAAAAGGACATTGTGGGACTGAAAAGACCGATGATGAAGAATTAAAAGCGGCAAAACCTGATTATATAGATATTGATGGCGATGGAAACAAAACCGAATCA